GTCAACAATACATTCAAAAAATTTTCAATATCAGTCCTATTTCCATTACGCAACTCATTTGCTGTAATTGTGTTTCTAACAGAACATCTAATCATTATTCCTCCTAACAAATCTATTGAACAAAATTAATCTAAATACGAACCCCAGCCATTTAATAAGTATTATAATAAAGAAAAAGTGCTTTGTCAAGCACTTTTTTAATTATTTGTCAATGTCTTTAATTAATAACATCTTTGCTTCATCATTTAAATTAACAGAATCAACAAACTTTAATTTCTTATATTGACAATCAGTTAACCAATTACCATTAGGTGTTTTTAAATAACAATCACCCATTGTAATTTTATATTCAGTATCATACAAAGTTGCTACTCTAGGACAAGAATATTTTTCATAAACAGTCCTTGCAACTTGTGTTGTTCCTATTAAAAATGATACACCGAGAACAATTCCGATTATGAATAATATAACAAAAACAATTGTCCAAAACAAATCAGATAATGATGACATTTTATTCTCCTATTGAACATAAATTGCTAAACCAAGCATTGACAAAGCTGCTGCTCCAATACATAAAAAACCAATTACAGACAAATACTTAATCATATTAGTTCTCCTTAAATATTAATTGCCATTCCGGCGGTTAATCCTTATTACATAAACTAATATATCATATATTTCAAAATTGTCAAGAACTTTTTTTAGAAAATACGAATGATGGAATCTTTAATATATGAATCTTCTCCCCAAACAGTTCCATCTTTGTTATAAAACCCTGTTTTGTGGATATTGTCAGTAGTTACATAATAAATGTCGCCAGAATTTTTAACATTCAGAACTTTACAAATAATTCCATTCTTAGTGCGAATATGTTTACCTTTCTTTAATTGTGATAAATCAACCATTTATTACTCCTTACAGAAGTATTTATTTTTAAAAATAAAGAAAGTGCTTGTTTCCAAGCACTTTGGTTTCAAATTGTAAGAGTTTTGAACAACTTACCATTCAATATTTAATGTCATGAAAACTTTTTTGTTATCAACTTCAAAGTCAACATCAACATCAAAGCCATTCAAATCCAAATGATTAGCAATTCTATCTGAAACTTTTTCTAAAGTTTGTGGACGAACTTTTTCCAACCACTTATCCCATTCTTTATCACCAAAATCAATATATAAAGAATGGTCTTTAGCATGCTTTTTAATCTTATCATAAATAACTGCTAACATTTCTGAAACAGTCTTATTGACATTAATTAAACGAACCGTTGGAACAATCTTTGCTTTCAAATCTTTTGCTCTAAAGGCATTAGGAACATTGATTTCAGAAGTTTTTTTACCTTCTTCATATCTTTTAAATGCTTCATCCAATTCTTTAATGAAAGAACCATATTCAACATTCTCATCATTCTCATCATTTACTTTAACTGGGCTATCACAAAGAATTTTACGTTCACCATTAGAAACCTTTTCCATTTGTTTAGTAATTTCTTTGTTCATTAATTCTGTTGCTTTCTTCAAATTAGATTCAGCAAGTTTTTTATCTGATGTTCCTTCCAATAATTCTTTAATAGAAACAGTTGACCCATCAGTTGCCAATGCCAAAATATCACCAAAAATATCATCTAATGTCTTATTAATAATAGTTTCAGCTTTTTTGTGTTTGCAACCACATTTACATTTTGGCTCTTTTTTCCATTTGTTTTTCATATATATACTCCTAAACAATATTATTATTCTTTTTACTCTCTTAATATAACACGTTAAAAACCATTTGTCAATATTATTTTCCATAAATATTATCATAGGAAATAAGGCTTAAATTATGACAGAAGAATATATCTTTAATAAGGTATTCAAAAACCATCGTTTTTTACAAAAGTTAAATGAATCTAGTGTTGATGGTCAACTTGATAAAAAATATGAAAAATTAATGTCTTTGATTGATTTATTAGGTCAATTTAAAAATATTTACTTTTCCAAGCAAAGTCAAACAGTTAGTATCATTGCTTTTTTAAATGATAATCCTACAGTTTACTCAACCAATGATAAATCATTGGATGAAATTCATAATAACATTCAAGAAGAAACAAAAGATTTAATTGTTAAATCTCCTTTTAAAGCATTTAATAATGACATTAGAGTTATTTTTGCTCAAGGGTTTGTTAAATCATCTTCATTCATTTTATCATACCCTGCTATTCGTATTCAAATAGCCTTAAAAAACCTTTCCTATGGTATTGGTGGAATTTCATTTGTAAAATCTTCTGGAACAAAATATGGTTATGGAACATTTGATAAAATATTAAGTTCAGAAGGAATGTTCTCTTATAATTTAAACAAAATTAAATCATTCATTGATGACATTTATACAACATTAGAACCTCAAGAGGATTTAATAACAAAATTAGACACATTTGATGATAGATACCGTCTTAAAACATACAAAGAAAATGAAATATTAGATACTGAAACAGTTAATATTAGAAAAGATGGTATGGTAAATATTATGAAATCTGATAAAAGTGGCTTAATACCATTTATTTACACATCTCAAATTATAACTAATTCAACCCCATTACCAATAAATTCAATGTCAGACCTTCTAATTAAAAATCTTGAAGTTATGAGAACAAAATGTTCATCATTTGATTTATATACAGCTACAATTAAAGATTCTACAAGTTTATCTGAAGGTAGAATTCCTTTAACACAAGAAGAAATTGACCTTAAAAAACAAGAAGATAGAAATGACATTATCAACTATCTTACATCTATGCTTAAAAAGAAAGAAAATAGAGATTATATTTTTGATACAACTAATGCTATGATTGATGCGTATATTGATTCAATTAAAAAAGCGTCTAAAGGAATATTTAATGAAGATTATGCTAACTCATCAAATATATCAGCATCATTAAGAATTTATCAACCTGAAATTCTTGCTCCGTATGCTGTTGTATTTTTAGAAGGTTCGTGGGATTCTCTTCAAGGTGATGATGCTAAAATGATACTTAAAAAAACTTTTAACATTAATGAAAAATCAATACCTGCTGATAAATGTCTTATTGGATATTTTGATGGTATGTCTGAACCTTTAGCAGATGCTTTTGTATGGATTAGAGCTTCATCTAAAGATGAATGGAGAAAACTTAATATATCAGTTAAAGGAGGATTAACTGGTAAAGGAGCAGGAGCTTCTATTACATCAATTAAAGACTTCATATTTAATTATGAAGGAACAGAAGGCGTTAGAAAAAAATACAAAGACATCCATAATTGGAATCTTACTAGACTTGGTGAATTGTTAAAAGAACGTTATCCAGAAGAATTTGATGTTTTCTTAATTCTTTCAAGCATACCTTATAAACAATTAAAAAATGACCCATCACAACTCTTAAATGCTTTAGGAAATAAAGTTAAATCAAGAAGAATCAAGGATATATTTGAATATATTAACACTAACCTAAAAATGGCTTCATTTATTATGGATTGTTTAAAATCTGCTTCATTTGAATTTATTCAAATGAATGCGACTCCTATTGAATCAGAAAATGGTATTCATTATAATTGGAGGGCTCAATATCCAGCAGTATTTGTAGGTGATGTTCATATTGAAGAACCTTATGATAAAAAATCAGGTTATACTAAATTTCATATCATGTAAAGCATTTTCAAGAATTTTAAAAAATCATTTTTATGAGCTTTTTTATCCTGCTTGTAATAATTATAATAATCATTAAATATTGATGATTGTCTAGCTAATTTTATCCAAGCATCAGGTTTCTTAATATTATGTTCTAAAAATGTCTTAGAATATGTTTGTGATAATTCTCCATAACATAAAATTGATAAATTCTTCATCTGTATTATCAAATAATTATTAAACTCAATATTAGTTGTTTCAATATTAGTATCAATCTGCTCAATAATCATTGACAAATAGTCTTCGTAATCTTCATAATTTCCATTCAAGATTGCTTTAACTATATCATATGATAAGTAAACTTTTATTTCTTCCTTATCTTCAATAACATTCTTTTCAATAAAAGGTTGTTCGTTTTTTGGAAAAAGTATTTTGAGACATATTTTCTTATGGAAGTTAATATCAATATATTTGGTAATCTCTGTTCTCATAAAATGAATAAATCTTCCAATATTCAAAGAATTATAACCTGTTCCATAAAATTTATCATAAACTTCCTCTGAGAACTTTTCAAGAAAGTTCTCATATTTACTTATATCATTATAATAGAATGAAGATACCTTCATAAGCCATTTCCTCTGATTAAATGTATTTATAAGCACATTTAACAGATTTTAGATTAAAACAGAATCAATAAATATTTTTATGAACAAAGTATTTGTTTAAGGATTATTGTAAATGAAGGTTTATACATCAATAAATGAAAAGTCATTAGCAACATTAGTTGGTGTTGTAATGACAACTGAAGATAATACAATTCTTTTTAAAGATGGTTTCAAATTAACAATTCAAGATAAAGTTTCAGCACATACTTACGGATTAAAACGCTGCCTTTCACACATTAAATCAAAAAATATTAAACAAGAAGATATTACTCATAAACTTTATGATAATGTTAGGGTTGATATTGATAAAGAAATGAATGATAGAATTGATGCTGACCCTTATATTAAAAGATTTACTGAAACTGGTATGAAAATAACTGCTACAAACAAAGATTTAACTAAAACAGATAAAGAAATGCTTTTTCAAGCTAGTTTAGAAATATCTCCAAACAATTTCAAAAAAGGTTATGAAAGATAATTTTTCCATAAACATTCAATTGCTTTAGAACCAGAATTAGGACTTTGGAAAGTTGTTTTTGTGAATTTTGAATCAAGAATACGATAAAGTTCATTGTCATAACCAGATAACAAAACTTTTCCTTTAAATGTCAATAACCTTTCACATAAATCAATATGTTCTTCATTAGTCATTTCAACTTCATATGTTTGATTTGATAATCTCGTTTCTCTAACATATGGTGGGTCAAGATACATAAATGTTTTCTCATTATCATATTTGTCCAATAATGCCATAATATCTTTATGTTCAATTATTACAGATGATAAACGATTATGGATTTCTGGTAATTTATCAATCATTGAAAGATAATCAGAACAAGATTTACTCATATTTCTTCTTACAATCATTGTTGTAGAAAATCCACCAACTCCATTAAATGAAGAACGATTTACAAAAAGATATTTGTAAGCTCTATCTTCTAAAGATAATTCACCTCTTAAATCATTCTTAAACTCTTGTCTAATTTCTTCAGAATAAAATGTTAAATCCATTCTTTCTTTCAATCTTTCAAACATTTCTTTATCTGAAAGAACTTTGAACAAAGAATAAACATTTTCACCTAAATCATTATAAACTTCTAGTGGAGTTTTTTCTTTTTGAAATAATACAGAAGCTCCACCACCAAATCCTTCTACATATACTTCATAATCTTTTGGAAATTGGTCTATTATAATATCAGTCATATAAGATTTACCGCCATAGTATTTAATTGGTGATTTCATTTAATCTCTCCAATGAAAATTCAACTTGTTCTTTAGAAATTTCTGAACCAAAACATTCTAATCCTAATCTTTTACAAGCTACTGCTGTTGTTCCAGTTCCTATAAATGGGTCATAAACAACTGAACCTTCTGTTCCATAAATTCTTAAAAGTTGTTCACATAAATCACTTGAATAAGTAGCTTTATTTAACTTATTTGGACCATCATTATTTGGAGCTTCAATAAAATTATAAATGTTCTTATAAAATGTTTGTCCAGTTTTAGCTACTTGAGAAACTTCTTTATTACATTGAAATGTTTTATATTCATCTTTACGACAAAATACAAATACATCTTCTGTGATTCTTGTAAGTTTATTTTTTGAAACATTATTTGGTAAAGCATTTCTCTTTTTCCAAACAATTCTATCAGCAACCGTAAAATTAGTATTTCTAATAATATCAGCAATCACTAACCAAACCAATCCTACACCTTCTTTATTAACAGTTCCATCCGAACCATAACTCATATTCCATAAGATAACACCATTTTCTGCTAATATATCATTGAACTCATTGAATAAAGATATTGTCCAAATGATATATTCTTGCTGAGTCATTGTGTCCATATAAATATCATAACGACCTTCGTGATTTTCTCTAGCTTTTTCAGAAGTGTTTGGTCTTCCAGTATTATATGGAGGAGATGTTAAAATTACATTTATCTTCTGACCATTATCTTTGAAACGCTTAATTGTCTCAAAACAATCTTCATTAAATATTTCCATCTTGTGATTCCTTTATATGTTTAATTCTTTCTTCTGTCATATACTCATTCCAAGCATATGTTATTCTTTCACAAGCCATATCAAAAAATTCTCTATTCTTTTCAATACCAATGAATTTACGATTTGTTTTAATACAAGCAACTCCAGTTGTTCCACTTCCCATATATGGGTCTAAAACAATATTTCCTTCATCACTTCCAATAGGAATCATATTTTCAATTGGCTCTAAAGGTTTTAAAGCAGGATGATTCCATTCCTTTACACCACCAATTGTATAATGATAATCAGTTCTTTTTTGATGATAAGTTCCTGTTAGAGTTCTACCTTTCCAAAGATGAACACAATAATCTTTGTCTTGATATTTTCCTCTAACATTTGGTAAGGCATTATTACGATAAAGGCAAATATCTTGCCAATTCCATTTATTTGCCTTTGCTAATATCAAATAATCAATAAATTGCTTTTTAGAACACCATATCTGCCAATTTATTGCCTTACATACTCTCATAAACTCTGGTATCATAATATCTAAATTAAAACCATCTGAAATATCAGCTTTAATCAATTTATCATATGATTTACGAGCCTTTTTCTCCATCATTGCTCCCATATTATCATCAGAATGAATTACATAAGGAGGGTCTGTATGAATAAGAGTAATTGAATTATCTTCAATTTCTTCCTTCATTACTTCCACACAATCTCCGTAATAAAGAGTACAATTTCCTAATACAAAAACTTCTTCAACCATTTAATCATCCTTTGATTGTTGTAAAATCATGTTCTTTAACAAGTTCTATTTTATTACCAAGTTGATTTAATAACTTATCATTATGTGTTACTAAAAGCATATTCTTCTTTAATGATTTTATACACTCAATAAGCATATCAACACCATTAATATCTAAACCACTTCCATCAATAATTTCATCAAATGCTAAAAAGTTAATTTGACAATTATTTAGTGTTTCCCAAACATCTCTAAAAGCAAACATTAAAGCAAATGTTATACGACCTTCTTCACCAGTTGAAACATAATCATAATCAAGACCCATTTTAGTAATAGTCAACGACATATCATTATTGAATGAAACTTTATGTAAAGAACCAAGTTTAACAAGATATTCCATGATACGTTGATTCAAAAATGCTAAAGACCTATCAAGTATTGTTTTTCTAATAAATGATGAAGGACTATTCAATAGCTTTAATAGGGTATTTTGATTCTCCAATTCTTCACTCATTGAAACAAGTTTACTTTCATCTATTTCAACAATATTCTTTTTCATCTCTTCTATTGATTTTTCTTGTTGTTCAAAAGGATTCTCATTTAATTGTTCTTGAAGAAGCGTTAAAGAAGTTTTTGCCTTTTCTAAACTTTCCTTATTAGAAATAATTTCATTCATGCTTTTATATAAGCATTTAGGCATCTCACCAAGTTCAATATAAGGTATTTGAGAAAGTTGTTCCCTCATTTCTTTTAATCGTTGCTTCAATGATTCAATATTTGAATTAGCGTTTTGAAGTTTAGAATAATCAGCTATCTGTTCAGAAACAGTTTTATAAATTGTTGGAACATATTCAAATGTTCTTTCCTTGAATTCACTTATAATTTGATTTGATTCAAGAATTTCCAAATCACATTGATGATATGATTCTTCCAACTTTGATAACTCGTAATTTTTCTGTTTCATATATGTAGCAAATTTGGTAGAAGTAATTTTACCACCACAAGTAGGACAAACATCTCCTTTTATATTTGCTATCTCTTCTTTTTTAGCTTCAATTTCTTTTGATAATCTTTGAAATGTTGGTAATAAATTCTTTTTCAAATGTTGTTTTTGTTGTTCCCATTTAAGTTTATCAATATTATATTTCTCTTGTTCTTGACGAGTATTTTCATTCAATGTATGCTTAGAAGTCTCTTCATCAAAATTGATAATACTAAGTCTTTTTACTAAATCTTCATATTGATTAAGGTCTCCTTCAACTTTTCCAATATTAGCTTCAAGAGTTACTTTAAGTTGCTGATTTTGTTGATTCACCCCCTGTTGCATTAAATAATTTTCAAGCAACTTAAAGTTCTCCATTTCTTTATCAAAATCTATTTTACCTAAACTATTAATGATTTCTTCACATCTTAGTATTTGTTGATTAATGTTTTCTATGCGTGTATTTTTAGCAACAATCATTGATTGTGTCTGTTTTTCTATACTTTCTAAAAGATTAGCATTTTGAGTCTTATATGTGTTGATTTTGAACTCTTCATTATTAATATCATTCTTAGTATTCTTAATAAGTTCTTTCAATGCTTCTATTTTCTTTGAAATAATATCAATACCAAGTATCTTTTCTAATATTGCTTTTTGATTAGTCAATGATTGATTATAATACATTGGCACTTTTCTTGTTAAACAAGCTATTTGGTCAAATGTCATCTCATTTATACCAATGATATTCTCAATCTCTTGTTGTGTATCTCTTGAATCACCTTGTGATTCATCAGAAATTACATTTTCTCCGTTTCTTTTAAGTGAGAGAATATTGGGTAATCTTCCTCTTGTAATTTCATATTCAACATCATTTTTAGAAAATACCAATGTTACATACATATTCTTCTTATTAATATTATTAACAAGAGACCCAAGTCTTATTTTATTGTTTATTGAATCGCCATATATAACATAATGTATGGCTTCAAATATAGAACTTTTACCGATACCATTTTTATCATCAGGGTTTTCACTTTTATCCTTATTGACACCAGTAATTACCCTTAAATGGTCTCTATTAAGGTCTATTGTTTGTGGAACATTACCAAATGATAAAAAATTGCGTAATGTAATTTTCTTGAATTCTAATCTCATAACACCTCACTTGTTATGTCTAATTATATCATTTTTGGATATTTTTGTCAATAATTTCTTTGGCAGAAGTGTAACTTTTAGCAATCATTAACGCTTCTTCCTCATTCTTTCCTTCATCTATCAATTGTTTCCAAATAATAAATTCATCTCTAGTCATTAAATCATCAGTGATGATTCCCATTTCTTTAAGAACATCATATACATCTAAATCAGACATTTCTTTCGTATAATCAGTCATTTACAACCTTACTAATAATATCATCAATGTGATGTTTAACGTTAGCAACTGTTTCAACGACAGATTTACTTGGATTTATCTTATATGTTCCTTCAATAGTTTCAGTTGGATGACTTCCAATAGCAACAACAACTTCATCAAAAATTTCCTCATAATGATTACCATTAAAGTCACCAATGACTTTTTTAAACCCATTTTCATCTATTTGAACATCTTTAACAATGAAATTACCAAGAACTCTTACTTTCTTATCATACAACTTCTTATAATCACTTTCTTCAATTCTCATATCCCAAACATTACGTCTTACAAAAATTGTTGAACTTCCTTCATTTACCAATGCACAATCTAAAGCAACTTCACCACCACCAATTACTGCAAGTTTATCTTTACCAACTTTAATATCTTCTTGATTCAGATAATCCTTATAAGTAATTGTATTATCAATACCTTCTAAAGTATTTGCTTCAGAACCTGAACAATCAATTACTAAATCATATTCAGAAATGGCTTTTTCAACATCAAGGTCTGAAGAAGTATATACTGTAACATTTTCATGTTCAACAATATGTTTAACATCATCAAAAATTATTTTAGCAGGAATTCTATCCTTTGGAATCATCCATAATTCACCACCAATAAAGGGACTTTTTTCATATATGTCTACCTTGCAACCAAGATGACTTAAAAACCAAGCTGTTGATAACCCAGCAACACCTGCTCCAATAATAGCAAATGATTTAGAAGTATCAAATATATTATGATTCTCAAATATTAATTTTTCGTTAAAATATTGTTCAGCAAAGGTTGCTTGTAATCCTTTAATGTCAACAGGATTTTCATTACGACCTCTAACACAAGTCCTCATACAAAACCTATTAGGACATATATATCCGCAAACTCCTGAAAAAGGATTTTTTGAATACAAATACCCAAACAACTCATTAAACTTCTTAGCTTTATAAAACTCAATCATTAATTTAGGGTCTATTTCACAAGGACATGATTTAGAACAAATACCACATCCAATACAACGACTAACTTCTTTATCAACATCAATCATTTGTTCACCTCTAAAGCACAAACATATGTTTTACCCATTAATTGAAATGATGAAGTATCTCTAAAATTATAATAACAAAAGAGAGAAATCAAACTTCCAGCAAAAAATATTCCCATTAAAAATCCAGTAAACCAGTTACTCATTGAACAATTCTCCTTTTACTAGCCAATTTCCAATACTTATCATCAAATGTTTTATCTGATGTATGTTCTTCAATACATTGAAGTTCAATTCCAACAAATTTTACAACATCACCTATTTTATATTCCGTATAAGGTTGCCATTCTTTATTTCTTAAAACCTTGTAAACAAAATTATTAAACCCAGTTTTAACTTCTTTAAATATTGTCATTACATAATTCCTTTACCGTCATTATTAAGAATACGATTAACTCGATAAAACGAACAACATTTTGGAATATCTTTCAATCTTCTTGCTGAAATATAAGTCATACAACTTCTTAATCCACCTAGATATTCATCAATCGTATCTTGAACAGGTCCTGAATAAGGCTTTAACGTAACAATTCCCTCAGATGCCCTGTATTTTGCCATACCATTCCAATGTTTATCTTGAGCAAACTTTGAACTCATACCATAAGCAAGTTTGAATTTTTTTACTTCATATATTGGTTTATGTGCTTTATATAACACTAAACAATGATGATTATTTATAGTAAAACAATCAGAATCAGTAATGAGTTTTCCCTTCTTTGTTGGATTTCCATTTTCATCAGTTAATGCTCCATAAGATTCTTCATCATCTGCTTCATATATACCATATCCATATTCATTAGTGCGATACATTTTCTCAATGATTTCACCATCTGCTTCATCACTACCAGCAACTAATGAACCAACCATTACAAAATCAGCACCTGCTCCATATGCTTTATTAATATCGCCGACACAGTTAATTCCACCGTCAGCACAAATCATACCATCAACAGCATGAGCAGCTTCAGCACATTCAATAACAGCACTTAATTGTGGTCTTCCACAACCTGTTTGTTTACGAGTAGTACAATTAGCACCAGGTCCAATCCCACACTTTACAATATCTGCTCCATTAAGAATTAAATCTTGTACCATATCACCAGTAACAACATTTCCAACCATAATTATAATATTAGGATATTTTGAGCGAATATTTCTAACAAATTCTAATAGCTTTGTTATATAACCATTAGCAATGTCGATACAAAGGTTTTTACAAAGACCTAAATCCAATACTTTACAAATCTTTTCATAATCACCATCTTTAATACCAGTTGATACAAAAACATAATCAAGAAACATTAAATCCTTTTCATCATCTCTTTCATCAACAATTACATCTTTATACTTTTCAAGAAATTCTTTCAACTCATCATATGTATAATGCTTATGAAGACAAGTGAACATAAGATTTTTAGCCATTACCTCAGCCATTTTAAATGTACCTGTTGTCGCCATATTAGCAGTCATTAAACCATTACCATAAATTCTTTTATCTGACCATTTAAATTTATATTCTCTGTAAACATTAGGTTCACTTCTTGAATTAAGTGTTGAACGCTTCGGTTTAATTAAAACATCACTATAATCTAACTGTACATCATTTATAATATCTGTCATTTCTTTTTCCTCATAGTTATTATATTAGCAATTACATCAGCAAATATATCCATTATCAATTCAATTAAGAATTTAAACATTAATTAACTCCATTGACATTCATTAAACCACCAATTCTCTGTAAATTCTTGCTATATCTTTGGAGCGATTATTCTCAATATCCATATTAGTCAATAATTCCCCAATTAAAGAATCAATATTATCGATGTTTTTCAGAGATTCTGTATCAACATTATTATCAATGACCATCTCTGAAGGATATATAATAACATCCTTAATTAATGGTATTTTATGAAGTTCATCATCAAGTCGATTTAAATCAATTTGTTTTAATTGAACATCATTAATCAATTTAAGTATCATATTACTTCCAAATTCAATAGAAGTCATATCACTAATATTAGTAGAACAATATTTTGGAGCATCTAACCATTCATAATATTCAATATCATTTGTATCTGTATCAAGAATAGCGAAACCTTTATTATGCCAATCATTTGAATCTGAAAAATCATGAGAAAAACAATTACCAATATATGTGATATTATTCTTCTCTTGTCTCATATGAAAATGTCCACAACAAATCCTTCTAGGACCTTGATAATCAATTGGTTTAAATTCACCATCATAGACGACTGATTTATTAAATGAAAAGGTTGGTATTTCTGGATGACAAAAAACATATTCTGGATGATATTCAGAAATCAATTCAGGTAAACTTTCCCCTTTAATTAACCAAGGGCATAGCAACATATTATCAACCATTAAAGGTTCATAGATTACTTCAATACCAATATCACCTTCTGGTATTACAACACTTGTTACATCACGTCTATCAAGATAATATAAATCATGATTTCCAAGAAGCAAATATCCATTACCTCTTGCTAACTGTCCAAATTTATAAAGACCTTCGGTACCATATTTTAATGTTTTATTGTTCGTATTCGGTCTAACATGATACCAATCTCCTAAAAATATTGCTCCATCAATGTTCATATCTCTTGTTGTATCAATAATAAAATCAAGAAAATCCAAACATTGTTGATTATATTCATCAGAATTTGATTTATTTCCAAAGTGTATGTCTGTGAATAATATATACTTCATTAATTCAATCCATAATCATTTTATTTACAATAACAGTATAACCCATTTCATGTATTTTGTCAATAAATATTTGTATAATTAAAGGATTAGTAATGGGAGCTTTTAATACAACATTAGGATATACTACCGTTAATAATGATTGGGAATCTTTAACCGATAAAGAATTAGCCAAACATGATTTATTAATGGTATTATATACAAGAAAGGGAGAATGTGATTGGGACCCTAGTTTTGGTACAACAATTATTAACAAAATTTTTATGCCAAAGACTGAAGCATTAAAAGCTGATATTATAGATGAAATTAAAACAGTATTTAATAATGAACCAAGACTTACCCTTAATAATATTGAAACATCTGAATTACCTAATGGTTGGGTTTTTTATTGTGAAATAAGTTATTTAGAAGGTATTCCTGAAGAATGGAATTTCAGTATCACAGAAGATGGTATTAGAGTTGAATCAACAGGTAATTATCCGTTGGGGGCTTAATAATGAAATTAGATACCATATATAACTTCAAACCACAATTAGAAGAATCAATATTTTTTAAAGGTAAGATGAACCTTTTTAAAAACAATGATTATATCACAGTACTTAAAGACCCCACTACAACTGAATTACAAGGATTTATGAATAAAAGTTCTAAACACGAATTAAGAGGTCTTATAACATATTCTGAAAACGGAAATGAAGAATATTATTTTTGGGATGCTTCATTATTAAATCATTATGGGTTTTACCAAAAATTTGGATTTGGTGATGATGATGGAGATGTAAACTTTATCTTAACAAAAGATTCAATATTATTTCCTCAATGGATGATGAACCCAAAAGAATTTGGAATAAAAGATAAAGATAAACTTTATAATATCCAATGTGATATGGAAATGGTTACAGAAGATTATGTAATCAAAAAACTTTATCCAAATGGCTTTAAATTAGGAGTTAGTTACTAATGAAATCAGTAGTTTTATTACCAACAATGTCAGGAAAAATAGATTTCATTGGAGAACCAGTGAAAGCAATTGGTTATGATATTCATAAGACCAATAAAAGAACAAGTACAATAGCAATTTATACCACAAATATGGTTGGGAGATTTTATCTTCAAGGTTCATTAAAAAAGGAACCAACAACTGAGTTGGATTGGTTTAATATTCCTTTAACAGATAATACACCTTATATTGAATTTAATAATTTTGACCCATTCCATGTAACACATGATAATCGTTTTATAAACATTGATGGAAATTATTGTTGGTTAAGAGGTAAAGTTGATAGAACATCTTATTTAAGAATAAACAGAGTACCAACACCCCCATTTGATTCTCACTCAAATATTATTGATAGAGATTCAATAAATGCTGATTATTCTAAAGGTAATTATAATCCAACACCATTAAACCCAATTTATGACCCAATGTATTATAAAGAATGGCATATTGACCATCAAGCAGCTTATACAAGAAGTTTAATGAGTTATCATTTAGGAAATATTGAAAAGGTAATGTTATGCTATTAAATGATAATTTTTGGAAATGGTTTGGTAATTCAAAAATGAAAACAAAAGATGGTACACCAATCATCTTTTATCATACAACATATAATGATTTCGATGTATTTGAGCCAGTTATATTTAAAAATGGTAAAACAATTATTGATAAAGAAAATGGTCGCCAACAATACTATTTTACAAAACACTATTCTTGGGCAAAAAATTATGCTGATGAAGAATTTTCTAAAGATAAGAAAAATAATGTAAAAATTTTAGAAGTATTTTTAAAATGTGAAAATCCATTGGTAGTTTTACCATTGAAAAAAACTCTTAATCAATGGTTAAGTTGGTTTCAATCTAAAAATATTAATATTACAATAGAAGATTTATACGAATTAACTTATGATACACCTTATATATCAGATAATGAATATATTAATAAAAGATTCACTGATGATAAATCAAAAGAAACATTTGTAAATTATGTTTTAGACAGTAATAATAATTATAAATTACCATTTTGGAAAATTATATATTATGATAAACACAAATTAGTTAAAATTCTTAAAGATTCTGGTTATGATTCTGTTATTATCAGAGATACAAATAGAGGAAATAATAATAAAAATTTATCAGTAATAGTATTTGATAGTAATCAAATTAAATCATTAGATAATAATGGAGATTATTCAATGGAAAAAAATAATATCAATGAAGCATATATTCTCAACGAAAAATTTTCAATGGATAATTGGACTAAAAAAGATTTTGATAAAATCATTGAATTAATACTTCAAGAAGATAATACTAATCTTGAAAATAACGCAGGAGATTGTTGGGAAGTTCAACAATTAGAATTACCAGATGAAGTTAAAGAACTTATATTACAAGATTATATAACAAAACAACTTCCAAAAGAAGATGCTTATATGAGTACATATAGAACACAATTTGCTCCAAAACCTGAAGATTATACTTTTGAAGATTTAGATGCTTGGTATGTAATAGACCATCCTTACGCCAGAAAATATCTTGAAAAATACCTTTTAAATGAATTTAAAAAAACATATTACTGGATTGAATCCAAAGGAAATCCTTTAACATTATATCGTTTCATTCACTTTGATTATAATAGATGGAAACTTCACAATAAACCACAAACAAAACTTTCTCCTGAAGAAATGGGAGACCATATTTTAAAAAATTCAAATATTCATTTAGGTATTTGTTGGACAACAGATTTAGAAAAAGCTAAAGAATTTGGTTATGAAGAACATGATATAGATGATTATTGTATGATTATACAAGCTAAGGTTAACAGAGATGCTATAAATCTTCCTAATACATTAGCAAAACGTTCAGAATTAACATACTATCATTATGAAGATGAAATTGAATTAATTAAAGGGTCTCCAATAACCGTTGAAAAAGTTTATTTTCCTCCATCAGAATCTGAAGAAATGTATGGTGTTAAATTTGGTAGAAAAGGTGATTGGATTGAAAAACCTATCAATAAACAATACAAAGTTTAATTACACTTTTCAAAAATTTCATTTTTAAATCTTGTAATAAAACCTTCAAAATCAGCAACAATAAATTCTCTTCCGTTATGATAATATAATGAATGATTAAATTTAATACCATCAATAAACTCACATTCATCATGTGGTATTACAATATATGAACCAGCACGATTAATTTTAAAAGCAATAAACCAATAACTATCTTTCTCAATAGCGTCATATTGTTGTTCAATCCACTCATCTAAATCAGGTATTTTTTTATCAATGAGAAAATGATGAAATGGAAATTCCTTATAAAATTTACATTCCACACACATTTTTTTCATTTCATCTGGTGGTAATACATCAGCCATAAAAGATAATTTTTGGGTATCTGATAGATAGGTTCTTCTTGAAGAGTTTTTACCTCCAGTGAATGCTCCAGAACCATTCTTATTTCTTTCAAAATGATAACCAAATGTTTTTGTAAGAATTTTAGCACATTCTCTTTCCCAAGAATTACCTTTAGCTTTAGCAGCTGATGTCATAATATCTCCTTATTTTCTTAACAATATTTATTATGCAATTCCTAGATTATGTTCGTGCATAACTTTAAATTCAATACCTCTTTTTTTACAATATTGAATTGCTGCTGCCCATTTCATTGAATTTTTAGCAACCATAAGTTTATCATAACCATTAGAAGTTTCTTTTAAAGTAGTTTCTTTCAAAGGTTTTATTTCAATCAATACTTTATGAACTCTTTTTAAATCATCTAAATATTCTATATAAAAATCAGGTGTATAAAAACTCATTTTATTTTTAATAGGGTCTTTGTAAAGGATTCTTATAATCTCTGAACCCCAACGATATATTGCAGAAGTATTATCACACCATTCAGCAAATTGTTTTTCCCATCCACTTCTATACACAATTGGTTGAGGTTCTTGTGTTTCCATTATATTCATACATTTTAAAGGTTTTTTTGGAATAAAAAAACCTTGCTTCCATTTTCTATTATGAGGTTTTTCATGTTTTTTCAACTTATCTTCTATCAATGAAACATATTGTTTATATTTTAATGCTGCTTCTCCTAATGAAACAATATGTTGTGAATCAATGGCATCCATTATAAATCCTTAATTTTAAGATATTTATTTTAACATATCTTCTAAAATTTTAGGATAGACTTTTTCAATTATTTTTAATATACAAGAATCAATATTAACAACAGTATCTCTTTTAAATGTTGGAGTATAACCATATTTGTCATCTTTTGGAACACCTTTCCAATCAATATTAAACGGTAATTCGTTTTCAGCTATTATTTTCACAATTTTATTATCTTTATCCTTACAAATAAGCCAAATATCACTTTCATAACTACCAACCCAATCACCTTTATATTGTTTTTGAACAATAACACATTTTTTAGGCATTTCTTTCCAAAATGTTTTACTTCCTTCTTTTGTCATTAATTTGATAACTGGTTTGGTCATATTTTTCTCCTAAAGAGTTACATTTTTAATTACATCTTCTATTGTAACAGGTTTGTATAAATTATCAAGAGTTTTTTTCAAATTCTTCTTTCAACTTATCAATATGTAGGTTCAAAACGACTTTTTCTTTAGGTGTCTCTGGTGTAATTTTTATCTCAAGTTTTTCACCCAATTCATCTGTTTCATCCCTTAAAATATTCTTCGTTATAATCATTTTAATTTCCTATTATATCATTCCAAAGTTCTAATTCACATTTTGATGTATCAATGTCATCACACATCATAATACAATCTGGATAAGAATGTTTTTCACCAGTTTCTTTATTAACAATAATATTATCCCAATCATTTTTAGAACCCAAAGGCATCACTAATAAATTTTTCTTTGGAAGTTTAGGAACAAAATGCTCAACAGCATTCTGATTAACACTCTTTATACTGATGTTGACAATCTTAGGAATACCAATATAATATGGATTAAATATAGGTGTCTGATGTTCAAAATGTAATAATTCCTCAACTGGTACTAATTGACAAAGATAATCGCTATCATTTGTTACCATAATTCTCCAATTAAGAGGAATTTCAACCGTATACTTATTACCAATTTTTAATTCAACCGTTGGATAACGATAAAGTATATATGTCGTAATCTTCTTAAAATAAAAATCCATATTATCTTTATCAGTATAATCAAATACACACATTTTAGAATCTATTAACTTACTTGTTGGCTGATTCAAATTAAAACTAGTATTATCTGGTATTAAAACTTCCACCTCGAATCCTTATATTTTTTTTGTTTTATTATAACACATTTATTTCCAAATGTCAATATTCATTATTTGATACGGATATTGAGCATCTTCATAAAAATGAATTCTGTCATTAAAATGCTTTTTAGAATGATGTGTTGTCGATGATATATCATAAATTGTTACAAAATCCTTGTCAGAAGCCCTTCTTAAACCACGACCAATACTTTGAATGGTTTTTGTAAATGCTTTACCATAATCAATAAAGACAATATTAAACAATCTTGGTATATTTAAGCCAGTTGAAGCAATTTTATCAATAGCAATGACACATTTATTATCCTCAGTTGCAAATTTTTTATATTCTTCAAATCGTTTAGTTGATTTAACACTTCCTTGAAGAAATATAGCATCAATACCTTTGTTTTGAAGCATTGACTCAAGTGTTTCACCTGTAACTATCCTATCAACCAATACTAATGTATTTTTTTGTGTTGTTACAATACCTTTAATTAATTCAGCCATAAATGATAATCTATCAACATTTGATGACAAATATTCTTTCTCATCATCCCAAGTAAAAAATTTATAATCATCTTTCAATCTGATACATCTTATTTGACAATTTGAAAGGAAACCTTTATCTTGTAATTCTTTTGCTTTAACATTCTCATCTAATAATGGTCCAATACTTATTGCTAAATTATAATAATCAATCTTTTGTTTAGGTATTGTTCCTGTTAATCCCCATCTAATAGGTGTATTGTTAAATATTTGTTCAGCAACTTTACGAACCTCATTACCTTTACAACGATGAGCTTCATCAAAAATCATTGCTATAACACCTTTTTTCAATTCTTCAATTTCATTTAATGTCAATGAATCTTTTGTCTTTTTACTTATCGAATTAACTGTTTGCCAAGTACATACAGTAACATCATGCCCAAAATCTCTTAATCCACAACCAACAATACCAACATCAGAACCAAATTTCTTTAATTCATCTGCTGTTTGAAAACACAAATCTTTACCATCAACAATTAAAACAACCTTACCAAAAGGTTTTACTTTACGACATAATGCTCCACAAATTAAGGTTTTACCAGCTGATGTTGCTGCTTCTAATAAACCTCTATGTTGACAAATCATAGCATTAACACATCTAACTTGATGTTCTTCTAACTTGATTGATTGACCTTCTAAACGATGTCCTTCATACCATGTCAAATCACTCATATAATTACTATCAATTAGTTCCCCTAAATCTGGGTCTTGTATTAAATTATCAGAATATTGTTCTTCAATCTCATATTTGCTAATATCAATATAACTGAATATTTCAGGTAATATATTAACATAAGTAACACCAGTAACATTAAAATAATTAATATATCCATCCCATCTACCTAACTTATATAATGACATATATTTAGCCGCAGGATTAAATATTCTCATTTTCTTATATATAATACTAGTATCATCAGGTGTTAAACCAATGAGTTGACAATGTATCCAATCACGATAATTTATTATGAGCTTCATTATTAACCTTATTTTGTCTATTTATATCTATAATAACATATTTGTCTACTTTTTTCAATAAATATTTTTATACTATTTAAGGAAATATTATGGCTGAAAGATTTACTAACTTTTTAGGAACAGTAAGAGATGGAGAATTAACAGTTGTTCCTGCTTCATCTTCTTCAGATGATACAAGAACAAATGGTTCTATTGTTCAAGTTCATTCATTATATTTAACAGTAAGTAAAAATGGAACTTTTACTGAAACTGAAAGAACAAATGCTTCCAATTACATTAACGCAAATATTTTTGTAAATGATGCTTTAAAAGGTAAAATATATGTTGCTTACGGTGTATTATTAGTTCCTGGATGTCCATTTTATATTGAAAAAAATATCACTTTAACAGAAAATCAATCATTAGGAATTAGTGTTACAAACTCAACTAGTTTTACAATTAATGCTGTAGCTTCAGCGGTAGAATTTATAGAAGATAGTGAAGAATTCTAAAAAAAGGGCTTTTAAAGCCCTTTTTTAATAATGTCATCTACCTCGTGTATTAATGTCTCAACCTCATTCTTTAAGGTATTATCTAGCAATTTATAATTAACTGTGTCAGATGAAACATGAATATTTGGATGTACAACCATATATTGTATTAAATCAACCACATGATTAAACACTTTTTTACCAGTATCAGATGTTAATGTTATTTGAATTGGAACATCCGATGGTGAAGGATATACACAAAATACCCCATTATAAATTGATTCCCATATCTTATTTCTAAAAATATTATTCATTAGGTTGAACCGATTGTTTAATAGCAGAAATCAATTCTGAAATACTTGAACTCAATGTATTAATTTGAGATTCCATTGTACCCATTCTTTCTTTCAATGATTCAATTTCCTCATTCTGAACAGAATTTTCAATAACTGCTTCCCTAGCACTTACTTCTGGAGAGAAATGTGATTTAGCTTCTTTCTCTTTATTATAAAGATTAATAGCATCAACAATTTCTTTTGGAGTCATTGTTTGGTCTGGTGTAATCTCAACTCTAACTTGGTCAGAATTTACAATTTTAATCTGTCTTAATGCTCTTAAAACTTGAAGCATTGTTTGTTTAGGATATGAATAAAAGAATTTAGTATCCAAAATTTTCCAAATTTCTGGAACTCTTTGACATTCATCACTATTAACAACCGATAATAATTCTGAACGCAAATCTGAATCCAATCTATCATAAGATACAACAGAACAAGTATTTGGGTCTGTATCATTTTGTAAAGCAATTACAACATAACGCTCTTTTGTTTGTTCATCTTGAGCATAATGCTTTAATTGTTTTCCTGTTAATTCATTTACTGGCATAATATATCTCCTAATTTGTTTATTTGAAGATATTTATAAAGCATTTTTTACTATTTTTAATTCTAACACTTTTTTAATGAATATTTTTACCAATCATTATCATCATCTTGTTTTTTAAAATTATCATTACCAGTATTCAAATTAATTGGTTCTCTAAAAGGATTCATAAAAATAACTTTACTTACATATATAGTGTTTTTATTAAACTTCATAAGAAATACAATATAAGCAAGTTTATTCATATCAGTTTTACGAGACCAACCATTTTCAGGTACTTCAGATTTTTTATAAACCATAAAAATATTTTTATTATTATCAACATAATCGTTTGGTCTAAATTGTTCTTTTTCCCAACTACCATTTATACAAGTAAATGTACTTCCTAAAAACTTAAAATAATTAGTTGCTCCATTCTTATTAATAAAATTCTCTAATTCTCCTATATCATCAATATTAGAATATTTTTTATTAATATAATCTGCCAATCTTTGTGTTAATTTTTTTTCATAAACGTCTTTATCAACATCTATAAACGAACCATGTACTTTTCCCCAATGATTTTCACCATTATGTATAGCTTTACCTCTTATTTTACGAAAGTCATCAGTATTATAATTAGATTTTCTAATAGCTTTTACATTATTTCTTTCCAAATCTTTGTAAACCATTTGTACATTTAATCGCTGTACCGCTTCTTCTTTTGAAATATTATATTTAGACATTACTATATTACACAAAATATCAAAATTTCGGCTATATGATATTTGAGAATCTATTTTTAATCTATTGAAAACATCATGGTTATTTTTAATAAGTCTGTAATAAGCATAACCATTTTCAAACCTTGAACTGAATACGATGCTTACTAAATCTTCTTGACCATATCTCAAAACAAATCCAGCTAATAATTCTCTATCTTCAATAATTTTTTTAATTGTTGATTTATTATATGGGAGAATTCTAATTTCTGAATTAGAGCCAATATTTCTATCATTGTCATATTTAATGAAAAATTTCAATACTTCTGGAGATAATTTTCTCAAATTTCCACTATCTTCTAATAATAACATTTCATTCAATAACATCTAAAATCTCCTAATATAATCTTCTATATCATTGTATTTTGATGATAATTCTTTAATTATTCGTGGGTCTGGATTATTTATATACTTTATCATATAAGGATTTCTTGAACATAAAACCTTTTGAACTTCATATGGAATTGTTTTAATTTTATATAATAGTGTAACATCACTTAATGCTAATTTAATAAGTTGTTTATTAGTAAGTGAAGCATTCTCAATAACTTTATTAATATATGAGCCATCAAGTTCTTTTAGATACTCAATAAATGCTTGTATATTAATCTTAGAATAATCTAAGTAATTATTCTCTAATAATATAATAATAATGTTATTTAAATCGCTTCCAATATAAATATTTTTAAAAAATGATTTATCTCCCATATTTTCAGAAAGTATTTTACCAATAACCTTTTTATATTCTCCATTTTCATCAAAATCTTCAATGATTTTAATAATAGCACCAGTAAGAAAATGGTCCATGTTATTATAATTTTTAAAATATTTATAAACGACATCTAAGGTTAAAATATCCTTATTTGGAGCTCGTAATGTGCATTTATTATTAAGAACCCATTGACCCAATAATTTATTAATGTTTTCATCAGAGAATTTATCATTATCTGTTAAAATAAATCCTTTAACATTAGGTTCGGATTCTTTTAAAACATCATATGGAACATCATTATATATATGAATTATTTCATTTGGAGAAGAAATCATTAAAGCATTCATAAGATTTTTAGAACATTTTGGTTTCATTCGTACAAAAACTCTAGCAGTATATTCTGTTAAAAATCTTGAATCAGTGTCTATTTTTTTATAATCAACATCATCATACACAGCTTCTAATATTGGAAGAATATTTTCAAGATTAAAAACAGTAAAAGACAATTTTGAGTTATTGTTAATGGTAACACCGTTTACCATCGTAATACGATTTTCTAATGACATTGATTTAACAAATTCTAAACACTTATCAAAATTACCATCTTTCATATATTTCAAAATTACACAATATCCTACTACAGGTGATTTATTAACAAAAGGTAATAATTCCTCCATAGTATAATTTAACATAGTTTGATTATATAAATTAGAATCTTTACCAATATAAGGAGCAAATATTTCAAAATTATCTTTATCTTTGATACTCTTACCAATGTAATTAAAATATAATAATGGCTTATTTTGTTTCAACCATTTTAATTGATTATCTTTAAGTTTAATTTTTCGAGCTTCTTTAATTTTATCATTATTCATTAAATTAATTATATCATCCAATTGTTGAATATCTTTTTCAGAAATATCGACCTGCTCAACATCATTATAATTAATATCTTTATTAACTATATGTACATCTTTATCATTAAATAAAACAACACAAGGTCCATCACTTCTTCCATCATAATTTATTCCAGTGATACCATATTCATACAATTTTTCAGATATTTTTTTTGGGTTATTTGGATTTTGTAAATGTTGACCATCATTAAGGTCATAATAAGCCAATTTATTATAAAACTGTCCACCAACTAATTCTTTAGCTTTAAATGGGCTTCCTAAATCTTTTAATAAGTTTTTAACAGATTCAATAACTTTTTTTGGTTGATTTCTCATTATTGTTTGTTCATTTAAAAAAGTATCTAATGATGGAATTTCAACTTCAAAAAATTGACCTCTCTTTACTTGTACTTGTTTTTTAATATCAAAAGCATTAATATTTTTAATTGAATTATATATTGTAAGTATCTTATCCTTTAATAATTTTGAATTATTTATAATATCAGTTTTACTAATAATGTCTGCAATTTTCTTTTTATATTCATCATTAGTATATCTTTCTTTATTCATAGATAATTCAAGGATGCTAAACATTAACGACCCTTTTGGGTATTTTTTACCATTATATGTTATTACAGCATCATAATCATTATTATTTAATGATATTCTACTTTGATATTCTTTAGATGTATTAGGTTGTAAAGCAAAATATAATCCCCATCCGTGTGCTTGACAGTGTTCTCCGGTACCAATATATTTAACATCAAAATTATCAAAATTTTTATGTGAACCATGATATGCTTTAACTTCTAATAAAATATTTGGCTCAATAAATGATGATATTTCAGATTCTTTAAGTTTTACATTGCGAATTTTTCCATCTTCATTAACTAATAATGGAAAAAATGTTATTCTATTACATCTAGGATAGAGTTCCTTAACAGCTTTTTTAACTCCATATTTTCCTTTATTAATATCAATGCCTAATCTTTTAAATACTCTTAAATTATTAATATCATCATCAATCATTCTTACACGAGTATATTTTCCAGTTTGTAAATACTTCAATATTACAAATTTCTTTCTATCAGCAACATTTTCAATATTTGTTAAATTACCACTTCTTTCAATATATACTGAAGCATCATCAACATCAATACCATTTGCTCTAAATGTTTTTAAGAATAATTCCTTATCATTGAAATCTGAACGAGCTGTTAAAAAAATAACTTTATCGTATAAACCATTTCTTTTTATTGATTCAACCGCATTTTGTATTTTATTAATTATTGGTTGAATTGGTTTGGAAGTAGTATTAAACACTTTGGAATCACGAAATTCACTAAAATCATATGTTTGACCATCCTCTAAAGAATGCGTATTAAATTCTTGATTATTAAGTGTTTTAATAATATTACCATTGGAATCTTTTACACCAACCTTAGCATAAGTGTGAAAAGTTGTTTCATCTATATCAACAAATGATATAGATGAACCATATAAATTACTGTTAATTTCATTAAGTTGTCTCATACATTTATTTATATAATATTATGAGACTATTCTTGATTACTTCTTCTTATTTGTCTTTCTCGCCATTGTTCAATATATTGTGTAACAAATGTTCTAATAAATTTTGCTCTTACTCCAACAGCTAATGGGAACATATTTTTACAGTGAGGAGTATGATGCCTTAAATATAATTCCATATCATTCTCTTCTTCATTAGTTGGTTTATAAAGATATGTTTGATTATCATGTCTTTCCCTTAAAGTAAATATTCTATTAGCATATTCAGATGATTCAGAATTAGAAACAGGTCTCCATATTGATTCATTAAAACTATGAACTATTGTTGAATCATTTCTTACTCCTCTAATATTATTTCTCATTGAAACATAAGTATTAAAAGCATTACTTAAATAACGAGTATATGTTATATCGTAAATATAATTTTCATACTGACAAGGAATTTGATAATTACCATCTGCTAAACAAGCAATCATTTCATAAGGATTCATTAAAGAATTAAATCCTTCTTGAGCAGAATATATACAATTAGAATGAGATGAATTATAAATTCGTATCTCATCGATACATCTTAATACTCCAATATCATCTCCGTTTCTATTAGTAGATATATAATAATCACGACCTTCTTTTACAATAATAATTATTGTAAATTCATGAGGAATATGTCTTAATCCATTATTTTGAAATTCTTCATAATCAATAATAGCAAATTTAGTTCTTAATATAACATTATCTCCATCAGGTCCAGAAATTCCATCTTGGGAACTCATACACATATTAAGATTTGGATTAACTCGAGCAAATACTTTAAATGAAAATGTTGTATTTAAAGGGTTTTTAAATAATATAATTTTAGAAGTATTACTTGGTTCATAATATTGAGCAATATTTTGTAATGTATCATTAATAATTGTAGATGTCCAATATTTATGTCGTTCCTCTTCTGTCAAAGAGTCATATTTAATACCAATGGAATTTATTCTATCAATCAGTATTCTATAATTAATAGGTAAATGAATGTATCTCTCACGATTATATAATTCAACTTTAACATCAGGAGTAGTCAAACATAAATTTAATACTTTTATTCGTTCTCCTTGATTTGAATACCATAATTCATCATGGTCCATATAGAAAAAATTTCCATCTGTGATAAATTGCGGAGATAATGTATAATAAATTTTTATTAACCCAGGTACTGCAGTCAATGGTTGTCCTGATTTAAAATATCCTAAAGAATTAGGAATTGATGTTCCATTTTGATAACGAATATGACTGTTATAAAACATAACAGTATAACAAGTTTGCTCACCAAAATCTATACAAGAATATGGTAAATATTCTTGGTCAACAAGTTCTTCATTTAAATTAATTGTTGTCATTAATCAAATCTCCCATTTTCATAAACATTTAATAAAATTGGAAATCTTAATGATATATTTCCATTCTGGTCGGTTGTTTCTTCAAAATACTTAACCTTAATGGTTTTACCAATGATTTTAGAAGGGTCTTCTTTCCATTCAACTCTTTGTAAATCATTCATTCCTGAACCACATTTTACATCAAATCCTTTATGAGAAAAATGTAAGGCAGCAACACATTCAACATCCTTCATTAAACCATCAATTAACATTGGTTTAACACCATATTCAACTGATTCTACAACATATTCGGCATCAGAAAAGTTCTTAACCTTCATTAAATCATATGAACGCTTACCTTTATATTCACAATCTTTACGAAGCATTAAACCTTCCCAACCATTATCAATAACTGCTTGACGAAGGTTTTCTAAAGTTTCTTCAGAGTCCATTAAAACTTGGTCAACAACCTTTATATGACCAGTTGCTTCCAATTTCTCTTTAATTGCTTGTAATTGAGCATAACGTTCACTAAATGTTCTTGTAGAGGTCTTTGAATCAAACTCTTCTTGAGTAAGCATATCAAAAACATTATAACGAATCTGTTGAATTGTATGATTTTTACGGCGAATTTGCTTCATAATTCCTTGGAAATCATCACTTCCATCATCAGTAATCAATGATAGTTCACCATCTAAAACATATCCGTCTAATACATCAGAACAAGATTTTAAAGCATCTTTTAATACGTCAAGAACCCAAAATTCTTCACCTTGACGAGAAGTTGTTGTATGATAATTTGCTTGATAAACACATCTAATACCATCTAATTTACGAGAAATATACCATTTATCTTCTTGCCAATTAAATCTATCCCAATCAACCTTTTCTCCTAAACTTACATCAAAAGTTGGAATAAGGTTAGGAATGACTTTATTAATAGATTTAGCATCAATACGACAACCTAAATCTTTATCTAAAACTCTTAAAATAGTATCTTTATGAGATTCATATTTTTTAATAAATCCTAAAATCAAAGATATAGCATCATGTCCAGTAACAACCCTATTGTTAAGCATTTCACACAAATCAAAAATTGTCATTGAATCATCAATTTCAATTGGTTCAATTTCATTTTCTAATTTATTGATATTGTCAGAAGTAACGTAATACTTATTATGATAATCATATACTAAAAGCATAAGATTTTTAAACAGTTCTGAATCTTTATCATAGAAAGATTGTATAACTGTTTGTTTATCTTTAGTAGAATTACTTGTATTACATTGTGAAATAAACGATTCCAAAAATAACAACTCTTTTGACATTAATTAATCTCCCTTAATATAGGAAGATTATAACAAATAATTTATAAAGTGTCAATAATTTTGTTGAAATATTCAAAAGAAACTTTATTACCTCGACACCATTCTAAACTAAAATCTTCAAAATTCTTATAATCTATGCCCAAAGAAACTTCTTCTCTTGTAAGTTTTTCATCGACTAAATTTTTCTCAAATTCAGTAATATTAGATGAATTAAGAATTGTTAATGATTTCAGTCTTTCTGGTATATAATATCTAATCATATTGACAAAATAAAACAAGAAATTACAATAGTTTAAGGTAAAGCATTTGTTAAAATGGTTCAATGACTTTACCATTTCTAATTTATGCTCAAATCCATAATTTACCATTTTAATCATTTTGTCAAGATATGTTTTAGCATAAGCATAATCTTCTTTATCAAATGAAACCATAAACAATAAATTATAAAACAATAATGTCAAATAGCTAAAGTTATTATATTTAAAGTTTTCATTATTGAACTTATCCATGATAATTTTAGCAACTTCTTTATAATCACTAAATTGACCTACCATTTTCATAAAAAAAGATGCTACCTGTATTCTCTTATGGCAAAGAATGTTATAAAATTGTTCGGTATTAACACGTTCAATTAAAAGTTGAAATAATTGTTCCTCTTCAAATATCAATTCTTTTATTTCATTAATATTTGCTTCAAATGGACCATTTCTCAATACATTAGAAAGACCAATATATAACTTAGCAAAATAATAAATCACATGAATAAAAGCTGAAAAATTATTTCCTTTAACATTCTCATACAACATTATAATTTTATTCATTCTACCAATAATCTCAGGATTCATATTAATGATGCCGCCGTCCATACAATATAAAAGCATTATTTTAGTCTCAGTATCATATTCAGAATATCTTTCAAAATACTTATTTACAATATCACCTCTATTGTCAAGTGTAATATTTAATTCATCCTTTAATTCTGGAGAAATATGTTCTCTCATATATTCTGATATTTTTTCATATTCAGGAAACTCAATTAAAAAATTCTTTAAATCATAATGAGACTCTTCATTATAAACTTTTTTATTAAGATTAGAAACCATGTTTACATACATCTCATCATTTTTAAAATAATCGTAAATTCTATCTGGTAAAAATATAAGCATTTCTTTCCCCTATTATAGAAATATTTATTCACTCATTCTTTGTTGATTATCAATATCTTCATGGTCATTATTACAATAACATAATTCCCATTCATCATAATCATTAACGAGTTTCTTCAAATGTTTATATTGAACATCATTTAATGAATCTAAAAAAGTTTTTGTCTCTTCAAACATTACCTTATATATATCACAAGTATGAGAACAAATATCTGAACACCAAGTAGAAGGAAAGTTTTTAATTCTTTCATAACGGCATCCACCATCACAAATTGATTTAAATGGACAATCTTTTTGACAAGAGGATTCATATTTTAATGTCTCAATAACTTCTGTATTGATAATTGTGTTAATATTACCCATTTTAAATCTATCATCTATTTGAGATAAAATTGTACAAGGATAAACATCTCCATTAGGTTTAATAACAACATAATTTCCAACATCACAAGAAATAACTGACTTATTATTCCAAATATTGTTTATGGTCTTAAGCAACATATTAGGAAACCAATGTCTTCCTTCATTTTGTAAATCATTTGAAAAGTCATCATAAATCATTTTGAGATTATCCCTCAAATCATTATGGTATGATTCAGGAAATGATAACTGATGAGCTATTGTAAAATCAGCTCCAAACATATATTTTTTATTCAACTCCTTGAACCTTAAATATGTTTCATAAAAACACTTGACAGATGTTTCATTTAATACTGCTCTTCCGACTAATATTCTACCTTTTTGTAATTCAGGTAATATTGAATCATTATAAACACTTTGATATGTTTCTTTATTCATAAAGTTATTTCGTGTATCAATTTCTCCATCCCAAGATATTTGAATATCAAATTTTCTTCTATTTGGCTCATAAACTTCATCCATAAATTCATGAAAATTAACTGTTCCATTTGTAACTACTTGAAATTGAAAATCATTATTATACTTTTCAACAATATGTTTAATTAAATCCTTCTTAACTAATGGCTCTCCACCAAAAAATATAAGTCTTGGTTTTGAGGAACAGGTAAACATATTTTTTATTTTATCCATCCATTCAATTGGAAATTCATTCATTATATGACGATTCTTAATATAACAATACTCGCATCTTAATGGACAAAATTCAGTAACCATAAGATAACAATGTGTTATTATAGGAGGTAATTTAACTGTCATTTCCAATTCCTTAATTCTTCAATATGAGGTTGTTTAGAAATATTTGAAACTATTTCCAAATCACATTTCTTAAATAATAATTTTTGAGCATTCTTTATAACATCTTCTTCTTTAAGACTTCTTTTGAATATTGGTATTAACAATTCCTTAAATCTATCATATACACCTTGTTCTATGGTTCTTATTTCACAAAGATTTTTAAACTTCTTATTAAGATTACCGTTATTTACATAACAAGCAGCATTACATTCTCCACATACCTTACATTTACAATTTTCATAATCGCAATCAGGATATATCAGATAATCATTAATAAATTTATCCTGTAACTCTTTATTTACACCTGTTTTAATATTACCTAAACAATAAGCATTATGGTCTCCAAGATATATACATGGATAAATGTTACCTTGAGGATTTATATAATAATTATGACCAAGTTTAGTACAAGTAAAATAATTTTCATCTTGCTTATAATTCATCATTAAAAGGTTATAAAAATTACTTTCATACCTTGTATCAATGATATATTGATATATCTTAATCAATTCATTCTCAAACTTTTTACAAAAATCAGTGGTGTAATTGGCTTCATGAATAGGATAATAACCAAAACTTTTACATCCATTATCAATCATAAATTTAAAGCTATCAAAAAGATAGTCTATTGTTGAAGGATTTAATGAATGAACTATTGTTAAATCATTATAATCACTTGACCCTATCTTAGTGATAACATTCTTAAAATAATCATCAGAAAATTGTTCAGAAGTATGTCTTGATAATGATGACGAATATAAACCATCCCATGAAACATTACAACACTTATGATTTAATACTCGTTTATCAAATAGGTCAAACATTATATCAATATTTGTTCCATTAGAAATAATAGCATATTCAAACTTAACATCAAATTGTCTCTCAAGTTTTTTGAAAACCTTATTTTGACATTTAATTATCAAATCCGGTCTTAAAGTCATTTCTCCACCACAAAATGTTACAATAACATTTTCTTCAATTTCACATGACTTTAAAAAGGTATATAACGACTCATAATCTTGAAATTCTTTAGGAGAATACTTATCAGAATACTTTTGAAAACAATATGAGCAATTCATATTGCAACCAGAATATAATTTTATGGCTATTCTATTTAATTTCTCAAACATTATATACCCATTATTATCAATTATTCACTTATTTATGTCATAATCAATGAATTTTTTACTATTTTACTATTATTTTTATAAGATATTGTTTTTACTTAATATTTTATACAGAACCACAATGTTGATTGTGACATTGTGAGAAATTACATCCTTGACAACTTAATTGGCAATGTTTTTGACAACTTACTTGACAAGAATAATTACAACGACCATTTGAATCAAAAAGATTATCCTTTCTCTTCAAAAGAATTCTAATTTTTTCAAGTAATCGTCTAATTTGATTTATATCTTCTTCACGAACTAAATCTTCATTATTTAACTTATAATTTCTGTCAATATTTTTAGTAAAGACTGCTTCTTGATTACTTCCATTAAAGTTTTCAAAAGTTGATACTTGTGTTGACGACATTTTAGATGGATTATTAATACGGTTATATTCACTGTATTGTAAAGGTTCTTCAACACCTGATGGAAGACTAGATACATATACACCTTTTTGTTGAGGTTGATTTGAAGCATTATTTCCTTTAGAAACTCTTTTAATATAACGTTCTCCTGTCCATATTATGCTATTATATGTTGATATAATTGGTTTTGATATACCATTATCAGAATATTCCTTTAATACATTAGGAGAAATATTAGTTTTTAATACTCTATTACCATTCTCTGTTATTTCTACATCATATCCTTTAACAAAATATGATTTACTTCCAACTGTACAATCACCATTAGTCCACAACATTATTGAAGCATTTGGATTATCATTTTCATATGATTTTGTATAATATGTTGTTTCTGAAATTGTTGAACCATCCTCTAATTTCTTAACATATTTTACTTTATAACTCCAAACATCATCAGTATAATATTCACCGGAAGTATTATATTCATCATTACCAAATCTATTTCTTACTTTATCATTCAATGACTTAGTATAATCACGAATATAATTTTCGTTGCCTAATGTATGCATTACTGAAGATTCTTCAGGAATAATATGTTGTTGGTCTGGTTCTCCAGTATAATCTTTGTATTTAGTATATCTTACATTTACAGGAACTGTGCTATGTTGATATATAGCCCATCCACCCCAACCATAACCTGATGGTTCATTAAATTCATCAGGTGTTTTATTTGTCCAAGCTCTATTGACACCATTATACCATCTAGCAGTATCCTTAAATAATGCTCTTAAACTTTCATAATCTGCTCTATTGATTTTGTTAGACTTAAAATCAGTAATATTCATTATATTCCCTTATGAGTTCTTATAATTATTTACCAAATGTTCGATAAGTGTTTCAATAGCATCTGAAAAAGTTGGTATTAAAATATCCTTCATATTCATCAATCTATGATAAAATTCATTAAGATTTTTAGAGACTTCTTCATTATCATCTGAAGCAATTACGTTCATAAGTTCATTTAATACTTCTAAATTAGTTTTAAGGGCATTTAACCGTCTTGACCTTATATTAGAACAAGACATAATCTCTTTTTGTTTGTTGATAGCAACATTTGCCATTGCCATTGTTAATGAACATTGAATAACATTCATTCTATTTGACTTACCATTATATGTATAATTCTCACTTGGACAACCACCTTTACAAATTGGATACGCTATACAATCATTACAATCAAATGCTCCTTCAAATGTTTTACAAGAAAACTCAGGAACTTTTATCTCATCACTTTTAAGAACATTACCCATTAAAAGTTCTTCATAACCTTCTTTAACAGTATGACGTTGATGACAAGGTAAAATATCTCCTTCAACTCCAATAGAACAAAATTCTAAAGAACCAGCTGTACATACTTTTCTTTGATAATCATTTATTGGAGCAATTAATACTTGTTCCAAATAATCTTCAACTAGTTTTACTTGAAGATTTCTTTTATTTGATTCATCATTAAAAACAGATATTACCCAATCCCAAACAGTTTCATCAGCATCTCTAAATTCTTTAATCTGTTCAGGTGTCCATAATGTATCCATAACAGGAACTGGAGCAATAAAATCAAAACCCATTTCAAAAACAGTTTTAACGCTCTCTAGTAAGTATTTTACATCATCAGGCATAATTGTCATTCTTGCTTCAAGAAGATGTCCTAGACCCTTCTCACGAAGTTTATGGACATTATTTTTTACAATATCAAAAGTACCACATCGATTTCTATCATGAATTTCTTTCTTACCATCAACTGAAACCAACATTGCCAAATTATATTCATCAATGACATCAATCATATGGTCATCAAGAATTGTTAAATTAGTTGTTACACCAAATTCAGTTTTATGATTGTTATCTTTAGCATATTTCATAACATTTTCCATTACTGAAAAATTTAAAAATGGTTCTCCACCAAAAAAATTAACTAAGAATGGTTCTTTATATTCTCCTAAAAGATAATTTGTATAACATCTATCATAAATTTTAATAGCATCATCAACGCTCATATGTTTAGCGTTTTTACTATGCTCAAAACAATAAACACAATTGAGATTACATCCATTAGTAATATTTAATGTAACCCCTTTAAGTTTAAAGTATTCATCAAAATTCATTATTTACTCCTAAATGTTTTACCTGTTATTGCTAACATTGTATTTAATAAAGCTGGTGTACATTCAATATATGTGGTTGATAATGGTGAATTTTTATAATATGCTTTAGAATCACTACCAGTATAATAATAATGTTTATCATCATATCCTACCATCAAATACTGAATTTTATTTTTCTTCAACTCCTTATAATACATTTTTGAAAAATTCAACAATTCTTCATAAGTTCCATAAACATCTTCATTTTCTTCTTTAGGAAGAAATACATATGGAGATTCCTTAGAATGATATTTATGAAAATCATATTCATAAATATTTCCGTCTTCATCAAAATATAAAGTTTTTCGATTATTTAAATTATAATCCAAATAACGATAACATTTACCATCAACTTCATTTTTATAACGCTCACATTTATCAACAAAACTTTTTGTTGAGCTTGTTGGTTTAATATTAGAAACAATAGCTTCATCGACAACTTTAAAACCAAGTTTAGACGACAATCTTATATATATTTGACCAACTTTACTAGCAGTCATATTATTAATGTAAATATTATACGCTTCCTTAATAGCTTGTTTTAAAACGAAATCTTTATACCTCATCAACATGAAGCCTTTCTCCATACTCTTTTGTTAATCTTTTAAACTCTTCAATATCATCTTCATACATATCATATAAATCATCAAATAATACAGGTATTTTATCATGAAATAAATCCAATGTCAATAACATTGCTTGACGAACACTTGGATGGGCAGCTTTAGCACATCTTAAACCAAATATATGTCTCCATTCTCTCATATTCGCTTTAATATTAACATAAGCAGCTGTGCTATGTGGTAATAACATTCTCATTTGGTCTGGGGTGCAACCTGCTTCAGCCATTTGCATATATCTATGTTCCATTTCACACATTCCACAATACCAAGCTGAAAATGGTACAGTATCAGGTTCAATATTAATTGGAACAATTACCGATATTTCATTATCAAACTTGCCTTTTGAATAATTACAATAACGTGTCGATTCAATAGCAAAAGAACAATGTCTATGTCTTGTTAAATCTTTATATACACCAACATCACATCTCAATAAGACATGAACGTCAGAAAATTCTAACATAGCTGTATGACCCATATCAATAAGATGTTGAACCATTGTTTTAGCAGATTCTCCATCTTCTGTAATACTAGATTCTGTCTTATAACAAGTTCTAGCAGCTCTTTCAATATTTTGTAAAACTTTCTTACTATCGATTTCAGTAATAATTTCAACTGAAGGATTAACTAATTTAACCATTATAACTCCTTATTAACTTCTAACACTTCAACTCTTGGTGTTCCAACAAAACATTCATTCCATTTTCTCAAAGGCATAATTACCTTACCATTAGGATTATTTTCTAAGTAATTTCTAATAATAGTTGGACTATCATCAATCATAATATCATAATCAGTTCTTTTAGATTTATGAATCCAACCTTTATCTAAATCAATGATTATATTATCAAAATAATTAAATCTAGGGTCTTTTTTAAATAATCTTGATTTAGCAACTATCATTTCAGGAGTTGAAACCTTTGTATTAAGTTCAATATGAACATCTTCATTTATTCTCCAATCCATAATCATTTTAAATATTGTTTTACATTCTTTTGTCCATATTGGATTTAAATAAAATGATTCATCTGTATATACTGATTCAATAACTTTTTTTAATAAAGTTTTAGGTGTGTACCATATTTTATCATTAGGTATTTTACGATTAAATAATACTTCAAAATCATAATCTTCAATATCCTCATGTTTTAAAATAATATCAGGATACTCTTGATAAGAACCAATAACTGTATTAGCTCTATTAATAAACATTTCTGAATATGATACTAAAGTATCATCTAAATCAACCATAATTTTTTTCATTGTGAACCTTTATAAGAATAAAGTGGTAAGGCAAGATACCTTACCACCAATAGTTATTAATCAATAGATTTAAGAGAATCAATATCAAATGAACGCCATTCATTTAAATCAACATCAACAACTGGAACAATATATGAAGGAACTACTCTTCGATTATCTCCACCCTTCAATAAAGGTTCAACTGTTTCTTTTAATAATGTTGCTTTCATTGTTCGTTCAGAACCATCTGATTTAGTGAAAACAATAGTATGAACACCATTCTTCAACATGGAAACAACTTCCTCTTTATTAAATTTACTCATATTAAATACTCCTTAAAAATTTGCCATTCCAGCAAGTTAAACACATTTTTCTTTAACATAATAATTATACACAAATACTTTCTCAATGTCAAGAACTTTTTAATCATTATACAAAACGACAAATTGTTTCATAAAAACATCTTTTCCATCTTGTTTATCAATGTCTAAAACACTATCACCTGCACAATAATAAGGCATACCATAATTCTCATCTGGTGTCTGTGTTTCATCATTTAAACCATATGTATGAACCTTAACTTTATGAACCTTACCATCACATTCATCTGTTCCATTATAAGCTAAAACATCCAAATCACCGTGATTTTCAATGGTTTTTTGTAACAACTCAATCAAACGACTTGCTTTCATTTTTAAATCCTTTCAATATCTAATTAACTTTATCATCATTTACAATAAAGTTATATCATATTTCAGTAAAATGTCAAGTCATAATTTAAGAAAATTTCTCAATCAGGTGGTGGGTCGTATGTTTTTTCAATCATATATTGACCAATTCTCTCAATCCCTTGTTTTCCTTCGGGTAATATAAATAAAATATTGGGTTCATTGATTATAATATTAATATTACCAATAAATTGATTAATAACATCTTTAGAATGGATTGAATTATAAATGTGTACTAAAATGTTATTAATTTCATTAAGTGAATTAGCTCTATAAGATTTACAAGAACCTTTCATCCAATTTCTTTTTCTTCTATGGTATTTAATCTCTTCTAATCCTAATGTTAGTAAAAGAGCTTTTTTTAAATATTGGCATGAAGTCTTAGCAATAGGAGAATCAATACCTAATTTTTCAATATAATGATTCTGTAATCTCTTTACAACAATATCTGGTAATTGAAATCCTAATTCCTCATTAATACCATCAGTAAATGTTTTCTTTCTAGTTAATGAGAAAAACATTAATCCAAATAATTCTGTAAAATATTCCGGAAGAAGTTGAGAGAGTATTTTAATCTTTTCTTTAGATAACTGATTATAAGAATCTTCCTTCTCTCTTAATTTATTATAAATCCTAACAAATCTCTTTATGAAGAATTGTTTTGCTTCATTACTTCTTAAAAATAATAATGTCTCTTGAGGTATATTATTAACATTACTTATAAAAGATGGTGTATTATTAAGCGATGCACTGAAATACAAATTACATTTACTGTAAAATTTGGATATATTATGATACAATGAGCAATCTGACCATCTTCTTAAATCTTTAGATGATTCTGTATTTTTACGAATAATTTCAATTATATCATTTAAATCAAAACCCCAAGCCTTAGCATAAGGAATCATTCTTCTCATTACATCCCAACGATTTCCTTCTCTAATTTTATGCCAAATAATATTATCTCTACTAAATGTTTTTGGTTTTTTATTATTTATTTCAATAATATTCTTCTTAATTTTCCAATAATTTTCATATATATTGACAGATTCTTTATCTTTTTTAATACCATAAAATTCAAGTATTAAATCGTTTAATATACTTGATGGACATACATTAGTATTAAGATTTAATAAGAAATCCTTGAATGTTGGTTCCCATAAATCACTTGGGATAAATTCTTCGTAATTAAAAATGTCATTTGTATGTTTGATAGCAACATATTCATATGATAATGGAAATCTCAATATTGTATGAATAAAATTACATTCAATTCTAATCCCTAAAGAACTCATTACCTCCATTAAATATGGATAAAAATCTTCATTATTTATATTATGAGGTAAAACTAAAGCAGTATGAATTCCGCCTGTAAAAGCATTTTGTTCAAGAAATAATAAATCTAAAACGGTTATATTTAGATACTCTAAGAAATTTTTCAATGTTGATAAAGCATGGTTGTCATCATAATTATCAATATCTATTAATAAAATATTTGAATTTCTTTTCTGAGAAGAACCATAAGTGTTTCCTGATATTTTATACATATTGAACATAGCGTTTTCATACTCATTTAATTCAGATTTATCAGGAGATTTATAATAGAAACCTATCTTTCTTTTTGTACCAAAACAACTGAAAAAATGGTCATGAATCATATCATTAGTAAAATGTACTTTATAATCATATGATTTTCTTATATGTTCATTTTTATCCCAATAAAATTTTGGAATGGTTTTATTATCAGATGAACTTATCCAAGTAAATTTTTGAGATTGAGTGGAGAAATAACGCTTACCAAAACGAAAGTTATCTGTTGTTTCGTCTAAATTAAATGATAATTTTTCAAGAAAATTTTTGAGGTGCAGAGATGAACAATCTTGCCAGAATATTTGCTTGTGGGGTAACAAATCCTTGTTATAATCATCCAACTCTGCAAAATACTTATTTCTTAAATAAACGTTCATAAATCTCCCCACAACTATTTTGTCTAATTATATAATATTTAGACTATTGTGTCAATATTTATTTTATGTATTTATTCATTATCAATATTGTTAGAATTTTCTTTAACAAATTCATCAAATGATTTATCTCCAATTATCTCTTTTAATTTTTTAGCAGCAGATTCGCAGGCTTCTTTCCAAGAATCATCGTCAAATCCATCCCAACCATAATAAGGTTCAGATATTTCAATTAATGAATATTCTCTACCATGATATTCATTATATAAATACCCCCAGTTTGATTCATAATCATCATAATAATCCCAATTATTATCATTATCATTATGTTTGTTTTTTAATTTATACCAATTTTCAGTGAAATCTGGTTTTACATTAAATTCAAATTCTCGTTGAATTTCATCACTGAAATTTCCTATTTCATCATTGATATAATTAGGACCACTTTCATATATATAATATATATGATAGAAATCTTCTTTAGTTATTGTTATTTGTAAAGTTTCAATATCCATTATTTTAAATGGTGGTAGATAATCTTCAAGTTGAGAAAAAATATCTTTTTCAGCTGCATCAATAGTTCCAGATTCTTTAGCATCTGTAAAACAATTTAATGCTGACCTCTCGTCATACCAATCATTATCAATTAAATTATTAATATCTGTTACATCATCATAATTATAAACTTGAATAAGTTTATCAAGGTCAACGTCCATGCCAAGATTTCTACAAGCCTTATTAAATGGTATATCTTCATATGTTATATCAGATAAATTATAATCACTCCAAAAACTAAATTTTTCATATGGTTCATCTAAAAAATCATTCACCCAATTAAAACTAACGTCACTTTCTGAATTCCAAAAATATTGTAAATCATTGAAAGATAAATTAAATATTATATTATCTCCTTCAATTTTAATATCTTTCCAATCTTTAACAAGCCATGAAAAATTACTTGAAGGATTACTGAAAAATTTTTCGATTTCTTCTTTACGTTTAATAATTCTTTTTGATTTTTCATCTAAATTAATATCTTCTTCTTTATTGATATAATTATGTAAGAATTTGGCGATATTTATAAAATCACTTGTAAAATCATCCATATTAATTCTTCTATCATACTCATTCATAAATGATGATGATTCAAAATGAAATTGAAATAAATCACCGTTCAATTTGTTTAAAAGAATGAATAAAGGACCATCTTTTGTATAAGCATTATAATAATTTCCGTGAGCAGATGTTGTACACCAACTTGTATATTCTCCAAATGGAACAGATGATTCTAATGTTTCAGGTATACCTATTATCCATTGATTATCTTCATAAATTTTCTTTAACCCTTTTTTTATACAATTTTGAAAACAATTATATCTCTCTAATGCTTTTTTATTTGTTGGTACACCAGAATTTTTGAACTTAGATATTTCAGCATCTAAATCAGGTAAAGTCTTAAATGAGTCAATAGGCATCTTAATTTTATTTTTAAGAAGTTCATATTCCTTTAGACTATTAGTTATTTTATAAAGGTCTTCTTTTTTAATTGCTGGTAATTCTTGAGGAGGAGTTATTTTATTACCATTTTTAGGATTAATTCCATCAGGATGTTCTCTCATAAAATCATTATATTGTTTTCTTCTTTCAATATTTTTAATGTTGTTGTAATATAACTTTATAATCCATTGACCATATTTTCCAAGTTGTTCTCCACCTCTATAAGTAGGGTCAAGTTTAATAAGTGTTTTTAATTGTTCATCATTAAGTTTAGGGAAGTAACGTTTAATTTCATTGATTCCTTCCATAATCATAAAGTAACAAGAATCATCATTAATATACTTATATAAGATTTTGTCTAATAATTTACTGTAATTATTCATATTAATTATCCTAAAAATGGCATCATTCCAATATTATCCCCACCTGGAACGAAATTGTTTAATTCTTTTGTTAATTCTTCTTTCATTGTTTTTGATTCATTCTTAAGAGCTTCTCCATCCGAAGATACACCACCATTAGGTCCTGGTAATGTTCCAAAACGACTTCTGATTCTTCCTAAAATTTCCATTGCTTCAGCTAATGCCCAATTTTCAATCCATAAAGCTGCAAATCTATCTTGTAATACTTCTTCTTGAGCTCTATCAACATATGAATGAAGTAAAATAATTTCATCATCTGAACGAGGATTTTCTGCTAATGTTAATTTATGTGTGTTTGGATTAAAAGCATAATTCATATACATACCAAACATTTTACCAGCAGTTTTTAAGTAATCATTGTGTAATTCATATGTTACTAAACCGCCTGTTCTTACACCATTAACAGCACCTGCTAAGTAAACATTTGTCCAAGCCATTGCAAATGGGTCCATATTTTGACCACCAGTTGAACCATATGCTCTTCCATATCCTCTTCTGTATATTTGTTGAATCTCAACAATCTCATCAGGTAAAATATACTCTTTTTGATTTTTCTTTAATGTTAGTAATACAAGCGATTCTTCAACATAAGCATCACCTCTTTGTATTAATTTAGCAATAGCTAGGTCAATACATTTTTGTAATTGTTCATTTGTCAATTCAATATCAATCATTCCACCACCAAGTCTCATAAGAATTGAATTGACCATATTTTCTCTAACTTTGACTAATTCATTATTCATAAAAAATCTCCATGATATATGTATATTTATATTGAAAAGGTTAGACAAAATATGTTATTATAGACAATATAGACAAAGGTGAAGATTATGATAATATCAGCTGGAGCATTATTTAAATGTGAAAAGACTAATAGATGCTTATTTATGTTAAGAAGTTCAACTAGTTCTTATCCAAGTCGTTGGAGTTTACTTGGTGGAAAAATGCATCATGATGAAAGAATTTTAGAAGGTTTACATCGTGAAATAACTGAAGAAATTGGTTTCTTACCACAAATAGACAAATGGATAGCATTTAACTGTTTTACAAGTGCTGATAAAAAGTTTCAATATCATTCAATATTGATGCTTACTCCTGAAGAATTTATACCTATTCTTAACCATGAAAATGATGGATATTCTTGGGTTAGTATTGAAAACCCTCCAAAACCATTACATCCAAGATTAAGAGAAGTTATAAGTTCTAGGGTCTTAATAGATAGTATAAAAAATTTTTGCTAATAAATTTGTCTTATTGACTAAGTTATTGATTTTCAATGATAATTTATTTAGTTAATAAAACAAATTTATTGACGATGAATAATAAATAATAATACATTTCTGTAAGGGGAATAGATAATGACAAGAATATTACAACCATATCAAGCAAGCTGGATAGATTATCCTGACAATGAAAGTATTTCTGTTGTTGCTTGTTTAATGGGTTGTGATAATGGTTGTTATTATTGTCAAAATCCAGATTTTCAAAATCCAAATTATAGTGAATTAACAAAAGAAATGACTCCAGATGAATTATATATTGAATTAAAAGAGTTCGCTAATCGTAATCGAACAAATAAACTTGTATTATCTGGAGGAGACCCGTTAGCTCCCTGTAATATTGATTTTACAAGAAAGTTTCTTGAAATAAGTGATTTTGATACTTGTATATATACTGGACATTCTATTGATTATGTTAAATCAAACAATATTAAAGGTTTTACTTTTGTTAAATGTGGTAAATTTGAATTTACACATATGAGAGAGTCGTTTAAAGATGATGATAAAATGGTTTTTGCTTCACCTAATCAGGAATTATATGACCAAAATTTTAATTTGCTGTCAAACGGCGGCATATATAACTTTAACAACTAATTAATAAGGGATGAATAATGAATAAACAAATATTGAACGTTAAAATGCCTAATATTATTGATTCTTATTATAATGATGAAGAATTTGAACATGAATTAGATAAAATTTCATTGGATTCAATTTGTTCATCAGAACAATCAAGAGTAATTAGAAATATTAGAAAAACATTGGCTTCAGCCTTAAAAAAGAAATACGGATTTTCAAATGGTGAATTAAAAGAGTTGACAACAAAGATTCTTAAAATTCATGGTTTAGATGAATCAAATTTTGATGCTTTATCAATGTTTGATGCTTTTGTTACAGAAAGAATTAATGATTTATCCATTGATGATAATTCAAATAAGAATGAAAAAACAATAGCTGGAACAATGAATGAAGTAAATTCATCAAATATGAAACTTATTGGTTTCCATATGCTTTATCAAGTAATGAAAGAATTATATGGTCAAGAAGAAGCAAAAAGATTATCAGGTGATATGTATGATTTATCATTAGGTTTAAGTGATTCAACAAAAATTTTATTACCATATTGTTGGGCATTAGATGCTTCTAAATTAGTTGTAGAAGGACGTAAATTTGGTCAATTACCTTCAGCTCCTGCTAAAAGGGTTCAATCATATATTAGTGCTTTAAATGAGACTGTTCATCAAATGTCTTCACATTTAGCTGGGGCTATTGCGGTTGGAACATTTTTCTTAGATATTGCTCATATACTTATGTATAAAGAAAGAGTACCATTTTCAAGATTAAAAGATGATGCTGATTTTAGAAAAAGTATTGAGAATAGTATGCAAAATTTTGTTCATTCAGTAAACCATTTAAGTCGTAATGGTGTTGAAAGTCCATTTACAAATATTTCTTTATTTGACCGTTCAAAATTGAAATATTTAATGGGTTCTGATAATTATGGTTGGTATTTCCCTAATAAAGAAGCTGTTGCTAAAGATAATGGTTTTGAAGGTAAAATGTCTGCTGAAGAATGGTCTAACTTTATTGTTGAATATGTTATTGAATTACAAAGAATTTATGCTAATTTCCATAATCAAGGAGACCCTTTGAATAATGGTTTACCATATCGTTTCCCAGTAACAACATATAATTTTTCCAAAACAGATGACGGAGAAATTGAAGATGAAGCATTTTTGAAAGAAGCATGCAAATTAGATATTTCAAGATTTAATATTTTTACATCTCAAGGAACTAAAGTAGCTAGTTGTTGCAGATTAATAAATGATGCTGAATTATTATCAATGGGTTCTACTGTAAATTCATTTGGTGGCTCAACAATTTCAATGGGTTCTCATCGTGTTTGTACAATTAATTTTGCTCGTATTGCTTATGAAGCAAAGAATGTCAAAGACTTTTATAAAATATTGGATAAGAGAATCATTGAAACTGCCAAAATTTTGAAAGCTCATAAAATTTTGATTGGTAAAATGACTCAAGCGGGTCTTGAACCATTTATTAGTCGTGGATGGATTCGTATGGATAGATTATTCTCAACATATGGTATTTTGGGTGTCGTTGAAGCTAAAAAAATTTTGGAAACAAGATTTCCTGAAGAAATAGCTGAAGACCAAAATATTATGATTGATTTCTTGAAATATTTGGATGCAAGAGTTCATGATATGGCTAAAGAATTTGGTATAGCTACTAATATCGAACAAATTCCAGGAGAATCATTTGCTGTAAGATTAGCAACTGCTGATAAATTAATATTCCCTGAAGCAGATATTATTGATACACCATTATATGCTAATCAATTTGTTCCTTTATGGGAAGATTCAACTGTTTGGGAAAGAATGGAAGAATATGGTAAAGCTGATAAATGCTTAAGTGGTGGTGGTATTGTTCACCTTCAAATAGGTTCTCAAACAACACCAAAACAAAATGAAGCATTAATCAGAGCAGCTATTAAATGTGATTGTGAACATTTTGCTATTAATAGGGTTTATTCAAAATGTAATGATTGTGGTCATGTTTATGATACAAAAATGACAGATTGTCCTCATTGTGGTGGTCATTCTTTAGGATATTTTACAAGAACAATTGGTTACTTTACTCCTGTTGATTCTTGGAATAAAACAAGACGTGAATGGGAATTCCCAAGACGTAAATTTAATGATGATTCCCTTATGAATTAAAAAAGAGGAGGTTTAAACCTCCTCTTTTTGTTAGAAAACAGAAGTTGATACAGAAACTTGAGTAGAATCAGTTGGCATTGTTTCTAACAATAAGTTTCTATTAGGAGAATTCATCAAATCATTGTAAATTTCTGATGTTGAGAATTCTGTTGGAGATACTTGGATAACATGAGAAACCAATTTATAAGCCTTTTCATGACCAAATAATTCTGTTAAATCTTTAGATACAGCCTTTTTGAAAGCTAAAATTTGATATTTAACCAATTCCATCATAGCATTATATGTAAATGTTTTGATAGAAGATTTTCCAAAATTATTCAAAGCAGCATTCATAAGAACCTTCAAGATTTCATCATTACAACCACTGTTCTTAATTAAGAATTCAAATGTTGGTGTAAGTTTATTATAATTACCTACCATATCCAAATTATTTTTGAATAAATTGGCATCAATGTATCTAATAAAACTTTGAATTGAGCAATATTTTAAGCAAAATTCTAAAGCTGTTTTAGATGTTAATTTGACATCTTTGTCTTTAAGATTTTTAGTGAATATTGATGTTTTAAAGGTAATACCATTATTAGACATATAATTAATCATTTCATTATAAATCTTGTCAGGCAAAGTGTTTAAAATAATAGGTTTTTCAGCAATATGATTAATAAGTTTCTCATATTTATTTTGCTCTTTAGTAATGTCATCTTTAAAATCAATATCTGCGATTCTTGATTTGGCAAAACTTAGAAAATCTGATTTTTTTAGATTTTTAACTTCGGTTAAATCAAGAGATTGATTAATTTTGATAATGAATTCAGTCAATTTTTTCATGAACATAACATTTTTTTCATGCTTGTTGATGTTTAAGAAAGTTCTTGGACCTCTCCATTCAAGTGTTCCTTGTGGATGAATTCTCATTGAACGATATTTTTCATTGGTAACAATTTTATCAGCAAATCTTGATTTATTTCCGTTTAATAAATTATTATGAGCTTCTTCAAAGAATGTTGCTAAAGCATAAGGTTCAGCATAAAAACGAGTTCTTTTCATGAATTTGAATTTTTTATAAGACTCATCAGCAGCCATAGAAGCCATTAACCAAGCAATATCATTGCGATTAATTCCTTTATAAGAAATATGCGTATGTAAACCACAAGAACGATTTGTTTTAACAAATAAAGAAGGAAGTTTATCAAAGAAATCAACAACCATTTTAATATTTTGTGGTGTAAATTGAATTACAGGAGAAGCATATTCAAATGTACCCCAACCATTTGGTGAACGTAAAGAACCATCACCATGCATATTACCAGTACCATTAAGAAGTTCATCAAATTTTTCTTTTAAAAAATCAGTATTTGTTTGGGAACGATTATAAATCGCTTCTAATTCAAATCCGAATGAAAAATCTTTAAGTAATCTTTTATGACTCATTTATTTTCTCCAATATGTTAATTCCGTTTTCTGTAATCACTATACATCAAAAAAATCATTTGTCAATAATTATTTTTCATTTTTTTGAATTTTTTTGTAAATCATTGAAAACAAGAAATAATATATCTTAATAAAATAAGTATGTCAATAGAAATTTATTTGAAGAGAGAAATTATATGCTCCGGTACATTCCATCTTCTAAGATTAGATTCAAGAGTTTCAATATTAGTATTGGCTTTTATAAAGGTTATTGTGAATGGTTTTAAAAGCCATGATGATTTTTCATTTTCTGGTCTTATTAAAGATAAGGCATTAGAATAATGACCAATTAACCATCTTTTATCTTGATTGATAATTAATTTGATTAATGAAACAGGTAATCCTTTAACGTTAGCAAAAATTTTTATTGGACTTAAACTTGCTCCAAAATTTCTAAGAACTTTCTCTGGGTTATTAAGATATTTAATAAAAGATGGCTCTAACATAAGTATTTCAAATTGTTTATCAGTACCTTTGAAATCTTTGTATCTTAAGTTTGTCAAAAATTTGTGAAAACCTATTTTACCAAGAATGTTATAAATTTTTCTAACAATAGCTTGGTCAATATTACTTGGACCTAATTTTGTCAAAATTAAAGGGTTTTTTATTATTGCTTTAGCTAATGGTTCTATCTTATTTTCATTAAAATATTTAGGATTAGAGTTAATAGAACTAATATCTACCATTTTAAAGAAGTTTTCTTTAGACATTCCATTAATATCTTTTTTGTCCATAATAGTTGAAATAATTTTAGCGAATTGTAAAACTTTGTAAAAAAATGATGTTATGTCTTTTATGCCATCTTTAGAAATAAAGTTTCTAGGACCTCTCCATTCAATAGTTCCTTGTGGATGAAGTCTTATAATACGATATTTTTCATTAGTTAATAATTTTGAAACTTCTGACCAGTCTTCTTTTTTAATACTTACACTAAGGGTATTAAGAAAGTCTTTTGATGACCATTTTTTACTAAAAAATGGAATTGTAACACCATCTTCTTTTGTAAATGTTGTAATAGTGTTTATATATTCTTCGTTACAAGCTATATTACATAAAATCCAAGCCATATCTTGATGAGTCATATTAGGATAAGAAAGATGTAAATGAAATCCACAAGTTTCATCCGTATGAATTTTAAATTCACTTTTTTGTATACTCAATAGAAAATCAATACATTTTTTAACATTTGCTGGAGTAAGATTCATTGGAGGTGTTGGAAATTCAAAACCACAAAATCCTAAAGAACCATCGTCTTCAATTGTTAAATCATCACCAAACCATTGTGAAAAATAATCAGCCACTAATTCAAAAAAATCAGGATATGACTCAACACTGTAATTTGCTTCTAAATCATCTTCTTCATAGTCAATTTGGTCATCATCCCAATGAGATTCATTATTAGAATAATCATAATCATCATAATCATCATTTAATTCGCCTATACTATTTCTAAAAACATTTTCATCAACATATGCTTCCAACTCAAATCCAAATTTGAATTCTGATAATAATAATGATTCTAAAAGCGTTGTCATTAACATTCTCCATTGATATACAAATATTTATTGAATGAAACTTTAAGATATAAATACTTTATATGATTGGAGTAAGATATGAAATTGGATTTATTAGAATCAGGTTTTCAAAATATAAGACAAATAGCTAAAGATTATAATCAAGCAATAATATATTACCATATTGATTTAGATGGAGTTACAAGTGCTTTAAGTGCAAAATATTATCTTCAAAATTATGGTATACAAACAATTGATTGCGAACCTATACAATATGGTTCAAGAGAATATGCTATTAGAAAACCTGAAGATAAAGGCATATTGACTGTTTTAGTAGATTTTGCTCATGGTAAATCATTTATGAAAATTCATACAGACCATCATGATAAGCAAATTCAATATGATAATTCCGCTAAACATTTTAGACATGCAAAGTCAAATGCCGGAACAATTTCAATGGTAATTTCAACATCAAATATTTTTCCTGCTGAAGATTGTAGAATTATTGATATGATTGATTCAGCTGGATATAAAGAAGAAAATATTACTCCTTGGGATATGATTAGGGCAACATTAAAAACAGATTCATCAAAGGATGCATGGAGAAATCGTTTGAATGTTGGAATAATTACAAATAAATTATTATTGTCATATAAAAATAAACCTAATTTTTTAAATGATGTGATTATGAAGTCTCAACCTTCATTACAATCAATGTATAATACTATTTTAGGTATTGTTAAAAAACATTTAAATAATGGAGATAAAGGATGGGTTTCTCCTGAAGTAATTGATAAAAATTCTAAATTATATTTCGATTCTCAAAATGAGAGAAAAATTTCTGATATGAAATTAGAAGATATTAAATCAATGACTAACGGTCAATCTGGTGTTATTGGGAATACTATTATTCAAATGGGTGGAGGAAATCTTACTAAAATTGGAGGATTTGATAGATATACAGCATTTAGATTATATCCTGATTCTAAATATTTTATAATGATTTGGCATACTATTGGCATGATGCAAGTTTCAAAAAATCCTTGGAGTAAAGAAGAAGACAATACTCATTTAGGAGAATTGGTTTTAGATAATATTTTTAAGAGAAAATATTATTCATTATTAACTAAAGAAAGATATAATATACCATTATTAATTATTAAAAGGGCTTTTGAAAAAGATATTACAGAAGAAAATGAAGAAAGTGCTTCTGGTTTTAATTTCGAAGAGTTTCAATCTCAATTTGATAAACAATTATCAAGATTAACGTTATCTGATAAACAATTATGGTTACTTAAAAAAGCAATGGATATGAAACCTAGTGAATTTAAATATAATGGTGACGAAAAACATGATTCATTAATCAATAAAGCCCTAAGTATTCTTAAGAAGTTTTATATACCATTACCTGAACTTATTATTAGTCAATCTGGTGGTCATCCTGGAATTACAAATTTGAGTGGATTTAATTTCTTGGATGAAAAAGACCATACTGATTTAGAAGGTAATCCTTATGATGATACCCCACAAACAAATAGTGAAGATGATACTAAAAATAAGGAAAAGAAAAAAACCTTTAGAAAAGGTGATTCAACATCAACAAAAATACTTAAATCAATTGCTGAAGACGTTGTTAAGAAACTTAATGGACAGAATATATGGAATAGGAAATACAATAAAAAAGGCTCTAAATAAGAGCCTTTTTTTTATTTGGAGTATTTAATTAATGTTTTTAAGAAGTTTTCTTTTGATTCTGATAACTTCTTTTTATTATGAATTATATTAAATAAAGCTGATGAAATAACAGTGCTTACTTTATCAACCTTATTACAAATATTATTATAACTTATTTTAGCAACATTTGTCAAATTATTTTTATCAGATTCGTTTAATGATAATTTAATACCATCATCAATAATTTTTGAAGAAATGACAGAAGCAATGTTTGAATAATGTTTTAATTCATTACAAAGAACTTTCATATCAATATCTTTTTCTTCGTTTAATAGACGTTCTTTTTCATAATATTGTTTTGCTTCTTCTATAGCTAAATATTTCAAAGCAGGATGAGAAATACCATATTGTTCTTGAAGTTTAATCTCAAACTCTTTATATCTTATTGACGTATCAATAGATTCAAATAAAGCATTAGAGTAATTAGTTTTTGCTTCATTAAGTCTTCCGGCACAGTTTCTGAAAATCTTTTTAAATAATGGTATTAACCCTCTTTTAGAGTAACTGTCTTTATATTCAAGAATAAAATCAGATATTTGATTATATTTAATTGTTTCAGAAACAATATTTTTACAAATTTGAGAGTCTTTAGAGCCACCATTATTGAAAAAATTAGCCAAAGCATTAATACCAGCTGATAATTTATTATTGAAAGCAACTTTATCTCCAGAATAATCTTCAATTACAAAAGCTGTTTTTTCATCTATTGGTTTATTGTTACCATTTAACCAAAATTCTAATAAGTCTTTCTTTGATACATTATATGTTTCAAGAATTTTATTAGATTTGATAGCCTTTAATAATTTAATACCAGAATATGCTCCTTCTGATACTTGAAGTAATTTATTATAAGCGTTTACAAGATTTTCACGATTGTTTTTAATCTTTGCTTCATAAACTTTTACATTCTCAAGAACTAAAATATTATTGGTAGATGAATTAAAATCAACATTGTTTTCATATTGTTGTTTAATGAATGTTGCAACATTTTTAATTGATGATGATGCTTCTAATAACTTATTCAATGTTCTTTCATCCAATGATTCAAGGATTGATGAAACATCATTTAAGTTTGTTGCTGTCATCATTTTGTTAAATGTTTCAGTAAGATTAAGTTTTGACAAAGATTTTAAATGAGAAACTTCTGAAAGCATTGCTTTAAGAATAGAAGCAGTTTGTTGAGACTTCATTTCTTCTGAAAGATAGAAATCTGATGGTTTTTTGGTAAGTTTAGCTGTTGAAATAATAGTTTTAAATGCTTCTAATAATGGTTGATAAGGGTTAGCACTTTCAGTCATTTCTTCTTTTTCCTCTTTTTGTTTAGCTGTCGTTGCAATACTATTTTTAATCAAGTTATAAATCTTTCTTTGGTTAAGATTGTCATATACTCTTATTTGAACTGTTACACCATTAAGTATTGATAATTCACGAATACGTTGAATTATATGTTTAAATTTGGAATCAAGATTCTTTTTATCCTTCCAAAAACAAATGACAGGATTATCATCGTTCATAAATTCAATCATGATATTTTCTTTGAAGATATATGCCCAGACAGCATCTTCACTATTAATTGTTGTTTTACCATCTTTATCATACAACTTTAGTTGTAATTCATTATCACTTGAACGTAAGATGTTTATAATATCAGTTTGTAATGATGTATATTTCATTCAAATAGCCTTACCTTAACCATTATAAGAATATTTATTACAGAACAATAATTTTAGAGCTTGTTGTGGTAAATATTGACAAAAGATATTGGAGAAATGATGGAAATACAATTACCACAAGGAACAGGTTCTGTAAAACATACTAGACCTTATAATACAATGACTAAGAATCAAAAATTTGTATATGACCTTTGTTATGATGAAATAAATGGACCTCTTTTCTTTGCTGAAAATTGTTGTTACGTTAATAGAAATGGTTTGGAACATTATAAACCATTTGATTATCAACGTGAAATGATTTTTAATATGCACAATTATAAACGATTGATAAGTTTATTTTCTCGTCAGAATGGTAAAACAATCACAACAGCAATTTATCTTTTATGGTTTGCTATGAAGTATGACCATAAAGATATTTTGATTTGTGCTCAATCTAAAGATGCTTCTATGGAAAACCTTTCTAAGATAAAGATGGCTTATGAGTATTGTCCAGATTTCTTAAAGAAAGGGTTAATCTCGGATAATAAATCAACACTTGAATTTGATAATGGTTCAAGAATTGCTGTTAGAGCAGCTAATATTAAAGCTCCTCGTGGTCTTTCACCAGCAATTGTTTATGTGGATGAGTTTGCATTTATTGGTTCACAAGATTCTGCTGATAAAGCATTACAGTTACAACAAGAATTTTATGCAGCTTTAACACCTGCATTATCAGCAACTGGTGGTAAATTATTCATTACTTCAACACCAATGTCTGAAACTGATTTATTTTATCGTATATACAGCGGTTCAATAAAAAAAGTTGATGATAAAGGGTTAGACCTTCCTTCACAATATATATTAAAAGTCAATGATGAATTATATCAAGATTTTCATTTATTTAATACTCGTGAAGAAGCTAATGATTATATTTTAAGTCAACCTGATAGTGATAAATTTGAAATTATTGAACAACGACCAACTGGTAATAATGGTTTTCAAAGTCAATTAGTTAAATGGGATAAGAATCCATTTAAAACAAAAGAATGGGCTGAAGAAGAATTGAAAAACGTTGGTGCTGAATTCTTTGCTCGTGAGTATAATTGTCTTACTGGTGATACATTTGTTAAAATAATGGATGATAAAGGTATTGTGAGAAATGTTCAGTTAAATATGCTTGAAGAGTTCTATTAATAACCACAAGCATACCACATAAAATTCATTGTATTTGGATTAATGTAATGGCAGAAAGCATTAAATTGAGTTGTTGAAGTTGGAGAACAACCTATACCCATTTCTGCATCTTCTGTTGTTGAAACATTATATTGTGAAGCACTTACAAAATAATTAGTATCTGAAAAAGGTTTAAGTAAGGTAAAAGCTGTTGAAGCACGTTCATTTAAACTTCCTCTACCACCTTGTTCAATCCAACCATCTGACCAAATTCTATACCAATTTGTTCCTGATTTATAATTAGTAACAATGACTGCCACTTTATCACTAGATGCTGTTGATGAAGTTGTCGCTTTTGTTGTACATTTTGGAAAAGAACATCTATCTGTACCATCTGCTGATACCCAACAAGTTACAGAAGAATATTTAGAAGTATCATTTACTTTTCTATGAGCATTCATAGACATAGTAAATACACCAGAGGTATTTATGCATGTTTCTAATTTACCAATTCTAACACCATTTTTATCATTGAGTTGAATACCAGCATATAAATTAGATGTTGGTGTAACAGTTGTATCAAAATTAGTAGAATTAAGTTGAATAGCAGTACCAGAATCTTTATAATAAGCATAACCTGTATAAGTTTTAGTTCCAGCAATGTTTTCATTACCAGTTGTATGAACAACATTGTCATCAGGAGTTACATAAAATTGTCCTTCAACTGGAGTTATAGATGAATATTTTGAGGAACTCATTTTATTGAAAGTCATTAATGGCAAGTTTGTTGTGGTTGACATTATAAATCCTTTGAAAATATCTCTTCAGCGAATATTTAATAAATATTCGCTGAACTTTTTATTTCAGCAAGTTTGATTATATTTGACCCATATTTTACCCACCCCTTCATAAATATATACAAAGGCTTTTAGGAGATATTTTAAAAGTCATTTTAAGGATTAACGTTAATGAAATAGGAGAAAAATATGTCAGATTTAGCGAAGACACATATTGAAATCATTGATGAATCTTCATATGGTGCTGGTACATCTGCTATCATTCCTTTGTATGTTTTTGCAACAGCAGAAAACAAAGTAATTGATGAAGATACTGGGGAAATTGCTCCAGGAACTACTAAAGAAGCAGCTAATGAAGTTGTTATCTTGACTTCAAGAAGAGACGTTACAGATACATATGGCATACCTTATTTTGAAACTGTTGATGGAACTGTTCATCAAGGAAGTGAATTAAATGAGGTTGGTTTGTATGGTTTGTATGATGCTTTAGGAAATGCTTCATTAGCATATGCTATGAGAGCAGACATTGACTTGAATCAATTAACAGCAACATCTGCTGAACCAAAAGGTAAAGTTGATAACTTGACATTATGGTTTGATATGGCAGATACTCAATATGGTCTATTTAGAGCAGTTAATACTGGTAATGTTAGATTAGGTTGGGCAAGAATTGAAAATATCTTAACTCCATCAGCAGGTTATTATGATGAAGTTTCAGGTAAACCATTGGATACATATGGTGAAAATGACGATGTTGCAGTTGTATGTTTAGATAAAACAAACGAAATCAAGTTTTATGAAAAGAAAAATCAAGAATGGTTTGTAATTGGTTCTAATGAATGGAAATCTCAATATCCTTCTTCAGTAACAGCTGCTAATAGTATTTCAGCTTATGATGAAGGTTCAACAATTGTTATTAATGGTACAACAGTAACATTACCAACAAATGGTTCATTACAAGAAGTTATAAACGCTATTAATTCAGCTAATATTGAAAATGTTACGGCTGAAGGTTCTTCAGTATTGAAGATTTCAGCAATCGCTCCAACATTATTAGAAATTTCAGATAATGCTGAAGGTGCAACATTAGAAAAATTAGGTTTTGAATTAGTTGACGGTAAAGTTTCTGTTGATTCTGTTGAATTGTTCTACAGAACACATACACAATATCCAAGTAATAGAAACCAAGGTTCAATTTGGTTGAAAACAACTGAACCTAATAATGGTGCAAAATATTTGATGAAGAGATATAATTCAACAGCTGATTCTTGGGAAGAATTATCATCACCTGTTTATGGTTCATTCTTAACAGCTGAAATGAATTATGGTCCAATGTTAAATGCTTCTTCAATGATTGTTAAATATGAAGATGGTTCATCATTATTGAAATTCTATCAATTCGGTGATTTAGGTTTGAAAGTAACTGGTTCAAAAGCTAATCCAACAGTTTCAAAAGGTGGTAAATTCTCTATTGAGACTATTGTCAACAACAAATTAGTAACATATACATTTACTGCTCCTGATGCAACAGTTAATAATTTGATTACTGTTATCAAGAAAGCAAATATGCCAACAATTACTGTTGATTTGGATTCTGAAGGTTACATTAGATTTGTTTCATCAACTGGTAACACAATGAGATTCTCAAATGTTGGTGATATTGACATTTTAGGAGAATTAGGTATTGCTGAAGGTGAAGCATCTAAATGGTCAGAAGTAAGTTATATTGCTTCAGTTACAGAACCATATACAGAAGCTGATTATGGAACATATTGGTTCAATGATGAATTGAGCTTTGATATTATGGTTAATGATGGTGAAAAATGGTTAGGTTACAGAAACTATTATCCTTGTGCTGAAATTTTCTCAACATCTGAAGAACCAAGACAACATAGTGATGGTTCATCATTAGTTGAAAATGATTTATGGATTGATACAAGTGCTGAAAATTATCCAACAATTTATCGTTTCTATGATAATGAATGGGAAATGGTTGATAATACAGACCAAACAACACCATTAGGTATTGTATTTGCTGATGCTCGTGAAAATGCTGGTCCTTCTTATGAAGGTTCAACACATACACCATTCTCAACAAAATTAGCTGATTTAATGGCATCTGATTATGTTGACCCAAATACAGTAAATCCACAAACATATCCTGCTGGAATTATGTTGTTTAATACAATGTTCTCAACAAATAACGTAAAGGTTTATGCTAACCCTTATGAAAATGCTGTAAGAGATTTAGGTACAACATTTACAGTTGGTAATTCTGTTGAATTTACAACACCTGGTTTTACAAGTGATTCTCATCCAAATCCTAAAACAACTCGTTGGCAAACAATTTCTGGTAATGCTAATGATGGTTCTGGATTATTTGGAAGAAAAGCTCAAAGAGCAATGGTTGTAAGAGCTTTAGCAAACGCTATTAGTTCAAATGAAGATATTCGTTCAACACAATACGATTTCTTCTATGTTTGTGTTCCTGGTTATCCAGAAGTTGATGATGAATTAGTTTCTTTGAATGCTGATAAGAAAGAAATGTTCTATATCATTTCAGATACTCCAAAGAACTTAGCTCCAACAGCAACAGCTATTAATAATTGGGCAACAAATAAAAATAATGCTGCTTCTCATGGTGAAGATGGTAGAATTATTCGTTCAGCATATATGACAAGACAATATCCACCAATGGGATTGACTTCAAACCTTGATGGTAATGAAATTGCTGTTCCATCATCTATCGCTAAGATGAAGAATGTATTGAATTGTCCTCGTGGAATGGTTGCAGCTGGTACTCAATATGGTCAAGTTAAAAACTTGGCAAGTGTTGGTTACATTAATGCTGAAGGAGAATATTCTCCTGTAACAGTTCGTGAAGGTTTGGGACAAGTTATTTCTCAAAACTTAATGAACCCAATTATGCCACAAAGAAATACAGGATTGTTATTCTGGGGTGAAAATACAGAAAATTCAATTCAATCAACATTGAGTGATGAACATGCAATCTTGACAATCTTAAGATTGAAGAGAGAATTAGATGAAGCATGCTTACCATTCTTCTTCTTACCAAATACAGAATCAGTTCGTAAAGATTTTGATGCTGTTTTGAGAAGTATTTTGAATGACTATATGGCAAGAGAAGAGATTTACGACTTCGTTTTAGTAACTGACCGTTCAGTTAATACAAACGAAAGAATTGAAAGAAATGAATTATGGGCTGAAATAGCAATTGATATTACTAAATTCATCCATGACATTTATATTCCAATTCGTGTTGTTAAAACTGGAACATTGTCAAGTAATTCATAAGTGGAATGAAATTAAAAAAGAGGGCTTAAGCCCTCTTTTTTATTGACAAATAATGATAAGTATGTTATACTAACTAAAATTAGTGGAGAAAAATATGATACCGTTTAATTTAACATTGGCTGGATTAACTCTTCATGGAAAAGATAGAGAACGTGCTAGAGCACATCATTTTCTTAAAGGTGAAGAATTAGAAAGAGAGTTATTAGCAATAGATTATGATACAGATGTTTTAAGAGACACTGATGAATACAAGATTCGTAAATTGGAGATTGACCACAAATACAATAAAATCAATGATTTCGACTTTGAAATAGCCCTTAATAATATTAAGGAAAAGGAAGACGTTAAACGAAAAGTCAAAGAGTTGGAGATAATGAAGAAGTGGGCAAAGATTTCCAATGTTGAATTTATGAAGAAAAAGAATGACCTTCTTCATAAACCATGGGTAGCAATAAAAACAAGATATGATGAAGATGTTGACCCTGATAATATGGAAATTGAAGTTGCTTATAATAACACGTTTATTGAAAAGATGAGAGCTAAAGGATTACCTGGAGATACTCCTGATGATGTTGCTGAACAATGGTTGAAATTGTTCTTGATTTCAAATCTTGACACAGATGATTTAGCAATGATTGAAGATGATGAAGCTGATACAGAAGATTATCCACAATTATCTAAAGCGAAAATAGGCGATAAAACATTTATTGGATAACGATTATGAACAAAACATTCGTATTATTTGACTTGTATAATTTGTATTTCAGAGCAGTGTATTCTGTTCATGAAAATGATGATATTGAACTTCAAAAAGGTATGATGCTTCATACAATGATTCATATGTTTAAAAAGGTTTGTGATAAATTTAATCCTGACCATATTGTTATTTGTTCTGATGGAAATGGTACTTGGAGAAAAAGGATATATCCTCTTTATAAAATGAATCGTGTTGAACGTTTACAGGAAAGGAAACCTAGTGAAGTAATTAGAGATGAAGCATTAAAAAATGTATTTGAGAATGACTTCATACCATTTTTAAAAAATGAAA